TTATATGGGTGGTAGTGAGTCAATTTCGTTACAATTCCATTCTTCAATCATTTCTTTTAAAAAACTATGAACCTCTTCTCCTGGGTATGTATTTTTTCCTAAATTTACAAATCTGGTAACGAACTCTATATTATCCAATGTGTAACCCTTTGAAGAATCTATTCTGTCTAAAGAGGCAGATTTTAGTGAAGGTATAACAGTTTTTTTGGAAGCACTTGTGGGTAAAACCATTTTCTTTTTAGAATAAGGGCAAATTCCTTTTTGTTCGTCCCATTTCTTTTTCAATTCAATTAGGGTCAAATTAAATTCTAGTTTTTTCTTTTTTGCACCACTTTTTGAAGTCGAGAAAATTATTTTAAATGGGCTAAGTTCATCTATCCTCGCCAATCCAATTGATTTACTTGCGCAAGCTTCGCTACAAAAAAAATTTGTTTGACCTTGGGCAGATTTTCTTTCGTATTCGTATTGAATTTTTTCAAAAGATTTGCCGCACCCCGAACAATTCATTGTTACATAAGTGCGATTTCCATTCTTCTGCTCCATAATGCTTATTATAGGGCAAAAAATGATTCTTTTATAAAAAATAAAAATTACTCGTTGTCAAGTACTTTTATTGAACCAATATATCCATTACCTTCTGTTTTAGTAGCAGAGCAGAAAACTCTATAAACTCTTCCTTCAATATCAATGATTCTGTATGTATCTTCTGCATCAATGCCATCTTTGACGCAAAGTTCCCAGTTGCGAACCACTCTTTCTCTATCCTCTGGGTGAATAATATTTTTCCAGCCATTGCCCAAAATAAAACCCATATCTCTTTGAACTAATTTTAAATAATTAACGTTTGCCCAGATACATTTTCCTTTTGTATCGCTTTCAAAAACCGCCGCAGATTGGTTATCTAATATCCATCTTTGTCTGTAAAATATTTTTTCGGTAAGTTTATTGTTTATAACAAGGTTTTCATCTACTTTATCCATTCGTTTGTCCAACGAATTTATCTTGTCTTTTATTGAAGAGCCGTGATTGGGGGTAATTTCTTCAAAGATTTTTTCCACCTTGGTGTGAATTTCTTCAACTCTGGCATTTCTTTCTCTTATTTTTAATATTATCTTTCTTAGATATTTAAATAAAAAACCTAAAAAAGTAATAATTGCTGTTAAAATAGAGATTGTATAATAAATTTTATTAGAATTGTCAAGTAGGAAATTTTCCATATTCCCCCTTTATTACACAAAATAAAGGCTGATATGCTTGATTATTGACCGTTTTTGCGCCAACGATTCATTTTGGCAAAGTTAGAGAGTGCTTCCAGAGTAATGAAACAATTTGTTTTATTATCTGTTACTCCATAGTCTTTTTTTATGGGTGGTATAATTTTATTGCCGTAAATATCAATCAAGGAATTGTATCTGTCCCTTGCGTGTTCAGAAATGATAGCGTAAGTTATTGAATTATTTGTTGTCCAACCAATGAAACCACTGTTTCTTTCTCCATTATCAAATGAAGCCCCAGTTGACACAACTTGAACTGGCGTAACTGTGCTAACGCACCCAATGCTTAAAAACATAGTTGCACACAGCAACAAAACATATTTATTCACTAAGTTCATTTTGAATTTCCTTTGTATCCCTTTTCTCAATGGCTTTATTTGTTTTGTCTACTTGAATGATTTCATCTTTGCCTTTTTGGGCAGCTTTAACATCAGCAGCGTTATTTGCATTGGAGCGTCCAACTATATAGTTAAAAACTCCAGTTATTGCAGTAAATATTCCAGATAAAAAGCCCATAACAGTTTATTTTGTTGGGGAGGGTATTGTGTTAGGAGTGGTAGCATTCGTATTATTTGCCGCTGGAGCAGTCAAATTTACGGCATCTTGCAATCCCAAAGCAAGACCAGTAAGAACAGGAATTGTATAGGGGCTTTGTGCGTCAAGTTTCTCTGCAACTAATTTACCAAAGAAATCTTGATAAAGAGAAAGAGCGTCTGCGATACTCATGGAAACTGTAGAATTACCTGTCAAACCATCAAGTGAAGCTTGGATGTTTGTTGGGTTATAATTTCCCGCTGCAATAATTGCGCCGATTCCTGCCGCTGAAAGTTGAAAGTATTCTCTCGTTTTCGGGTCATGTTGAATTGTCGCCATTGCGCCTAATTTGGCAGCAATGCGAACGGCATTACCTGTTGCGGCGGGGTCAATATGAACTCCACCAACAGCAACCTGACCACTTGGGTTTGAAGCTGTGACACAGCCAGTTAAAAGACCAAAACTAACTAATGCAATACCAATAATAGTTAAAAACTTTTTCATATACCTATTATAGAGTTAAAACTTATTTCCTTTATATAAATTATGACTTTTTGGGATTCTGCCCAAAGTAGAACCCAACAATCAATCCAGCTAAAGTATATAAGGGTTCTTTAATATCTATCTTTAATCCAGACATTAAGCAGATTGTTGCCACGACACCCATTGCAATCCATCCTCTAATTGTAACTCCAAAAAGGGAAGAATTATCATTCGTTGGTGGAATTTCTTTATTTGGCTCTGGCTCATTCAATTTTGATTTATCTTCTTCATTCATTAAAATAGTTACACATAAATAAAATAATAGAATGGCGTTTTTTGTGTAATATAATTAGATATGGCTAATATATTTAAGAATATTGACCTCTTTAAAGATGAACCTTATGATTCTTGGAGAGAAAAATATTGGATAGAGAAAAATAAAAATAAAGATGCAGTCCAAGAAATTTCAGAAGAAATTAATACTGCGTCAAAAAATCCCATTGGAAACGATAAAAATCCTTTTATTGATGATGAGATAGATTTTTTCAAGGGGTCCGTTGATACTGTGTTAAAAAAGAGGGATTATACTGAAGATAGCAAGGTATTTTTTGAAGCACAACTTGACTTGACGAAGGATGTCTTGCCTACTCAAACCCTTGCCGAACAAGAAAAAATAGATAAGAGCAATAAAACTACTTTATTTGAGCAGCAACATCATCGCCCTGCTGATTTCTTGACTCCAAAAGAATTGGATAAGATGAAGCCTACTCCACAAGATGCTTTTATGGAAATTTATCCATATGGAAATCAAGTTCCTCAAAGCGCGGCAATGAAGCCGATTTCAGATATCCATAAAAAAGAGCTTGACTTTGCCTCAGTAACTTACAGAGACCAAGATAAATTATCAAGAGTAAAGCAAAGGGCTAATGAGAAGTTTGGTGAAAAAAATTCTTATGTCAAGAACCTTTGGGTTTTAAAAACTTATCGTGATGAAGGCGGCAATCTTGAATATCATGGCGAAAAACCCAAATCAAAAGATATTAAAAAACAAACCTCTGGAGATGACCACAAAGGCGGTTATCCTTATGAGGGTGGCGTAGTTGATTCTTTGCAATTAGAAATAAAAGGAGAAAATCAAGTTACTCCTGTTGGCGACAATTATTTGCCAAAAGATTCATTTGATTCTGGATTTACCCCTCCAAACAAACAGATTTCTAGTGGTTGGGATGCCCAAAAATTTGATGATGGTGGATTTCAAGACAGCTTCCAATCAACAGAAAAGATGAAGCCTTTGATAAATTTGGGAGAAATTATTGAAAAACAGGTGAAAGAAAAAGCCCTGTAAGATAACGGATAAAAGTGTAATAATAAATATAATTATATGAAATACATTGTTGATTTTTCACACAGTCTTGCCGCCACAAAACAAAAAAGGGCTTTAAATAAGCCTTTTCGCACTCCTGATGGCCCCAAAAAGTTTGCCGTTTATGTAAAGAACGACAAGGGTAATATCGTTAAAGTTACATTTGGTGACCCAAATATGGAGATTAAGCGTGACAATCCAGAGCGCCAAAAAAGTTATCGTGCGCGCCATCATTGTGAGACTCCTGGGCCCAAATGGAAAGCCAATTATTGGTCTTGCAAAATGTGGAGTTCAAAGCCAGTTTCATCAATCGCTTCCAGACATGAGCCGCACTCTCCAACAAAGATTGGAGATGTTGCTGGTTTGAGTGATGAAATGAATCATTTGAATAAAATTATTTCCCCTACCAATCCTCTTGTTCAAGAACAGCCATCAAGACTCAAAGAATTAACTGAGTACTATTATGAAAAACCTGTTCATGTTGACGCAGATGAAGATTGGGATGGATATACATGGTATTCCGAAGACGATATTCTTAAATCATTGCCTGAATTGCGTAATGTTGAACCTTGTTATGACGACGAAGTTGCAGTTAACAATACTGGAAAAGAATATCCCTATGACGCACCCCTTAATCCAGAGAGAGAAAAAGAATTAAAAGACAAATTCTAGTAAAGAGTAAAAAAAGAATAACCCGCTAGATTTTCATCTGGCGGGTTTTTTGTTTTCTAATGCTATTACGAAATTATCGTTGGGCGTTCAAACTTGGTGCCGCATTTTGAACATAGCAGTACGCCCATTTGCGCGAGTTCTTCCTTTTGGGTAGGCGAAATCAAGGCCGAGACCTTTTTAAGGTTAATTGCTGGGGTAAAATAAATATTACCACAAGAACAAGCCATGTCTGTCGCATCCTTGAGTAGCTCGTTTAGAGCCATTTGTTGGTCCATTTGTTGATTCATATAGTTATTATTAATTGAGTTTTGCATTTTGTCAAATTTTTTTAAGGTTCATCAATAAAGAGCATAGCCTCGAAAGACTTATACATTATTTTTGTAATGAATTCTACTGGGGCAATAAAGATAAATGCCACGCCTTTTACCAAAAATGAATAGGGTTTATAAATTTTCTTATACCAGAAGCTATTGATAACATTTATTTTTTTCTCTGTTTCAATTTTAAATTTTTCATATCCCTTTGAATAGTCTTCATAAGTAATAGTTTTTAACTCTTTCATCTCAGATTCACAAAGAAGTCCTTTAAAAAATAAAAGTTTAAAAGAAAATACATGGCTATCTTGCCCTTTTTCTTCAGAAATCAAAGTGGTGTTTGCCAAGACCTCTCCCGTAAACTCACTCAATTTTAGCAACGTATTTCCCTCTGCGTCCTCTTGAAAATACAAAATGTCATTAGAGACACAAAAAGTGGAGCCAAAGGCTGGCAAACCAATAGACGCCCAAGACTGTTTTGACCAGTCAGCTTTCTCTACAACGTTTTTCAACGAAAGGGGAAACTGAATCTTTCCTATATTTTCAATGATTAGGGAGTTGTATGTTTGATTTGTGTGCATTGCTCTTTATTATACTTTTTAATTTCTTTTTTGCGTAAAAAAGACGGGTTCTCACAGAGGACATTGGGATATTTAAAATCTCTGACATTTCTTTTGTCGAATAACATTGCTTGACGCTCATCTCAATAATTGTCTTATTTCTCTCGTTTAACTGCTTTAAACCCTGCTCTACCAATGAGATATAGTCTTTATTTGAGTCATCTTCTGAAGATTTTACAGTTAGAGCTTCTTGTAGTTCAACACATTGCAAATGTTTTTTTGAAAGAAAATTTAATGCTTCGTTTTTTACGATGGTCAAAAACCATGTATCAAATTGAGACTTAGAATTAAAAGAGGAGAGGTTTTTGTAAGCTTTTATTGCTGAATTTTGAACGCAGTCTTCTGCGTCATGCGAAGAAAGTTTAAATTTGGTGTGTAAAAAAGCTTTTCCTTTTTGAATTGAAGACTCTATCTTTTCTGAAAATTCTTGGTTTGTCATTTGATGACAAAAGAATAACTTATACTTATTTATGTGTCAAGTTTTTTCGTCATAAAAAGAGAAGCGTCTCCAGTTCTCTTTGTCTCCAGAATCAATCATCCAAATTATCTTTGCGATATTATCGCAACTTTCTATTCCAAACATACTGGTTGATTCTTTTAGGGTTTCAGTCCATATATGATTATCCATGTACCATATGTCTAAAAAGTCATTTTCTATTTTAACAATTATTTTTTCTTTTACCCTGTTTGTTTTTAGCTCCATTGATACAGGAGATTTTAAAGACTCAGCAATAAATTTAAGTTCATTTATTAAACCAATTGTAATCATAGTTCCTTGACTAAATCTTTTAAAATTTTTAAATGAAAGACCACGACATTATCCCCTGCCCCGACCATTTCTCCCTTTTGGGAGTAGAGGAGTTTCTTGTATTCAAGGTCAACTTGTTTCTCAAGAGATATCAATTGATCTATTAATTCTAATACTTTTTCTTTTTTATCTATTCCGTTGTCCATAATCACTTTATAACAAATTCTAATTTTTTATTAGTTTTTTTAAGTGTCTCCTTGTACGCCACCGCTTCTTCTTTTCCCTTTTTTGTTCTGGGGAACGCGCCGTATGTATATTTATTTTTTTTGTTTAAAACTAGATAAAATTGCTTTTTTTTCATTATTAACCTTTTCTTGATACTTTTTTGTAAAGCTGTCCATGTTGGAATTCTCCAACTGGATTTTTCGAAGAAGGGCTTTTGTTTCTCTCTCTAACCTATCAACATCTTCATATAAGTTGTTGTTTGTGGCTTCTTCGATTTCAGCTATCTTATTATAGACTTGCTTTTCAAGAAAGGCTACAGAATTTAGGATAAGCATTGCTTCTGTAAGCATTTGAGACTTTAAATCTTCTGGTGGTGTGTTCATCTGTATATTAGACAGGATGATAGAATAAATTATTCAAATAAATAAATTGGTGGAGACGGCGGGAGTTGAACCCGCGTCTTTGCAACGAACTCCCAAAATTTCTACACACTTAGTCAGACTTGATAAAACAAAAGACTGGAACTGACTTTCCTTTCCTTTTGAGTTTTCGGCTCCTGATTACGCACATTAGCCCCCGCGTTTTTTCTCGCTAATATCGTTTGTTCTCTATAGCGAGAATCAAGAGACAAACGGGTAGCCAACAATTAGGCTACGGCAGCCACTTCTCTGCCCACGACAGGCACAAAAGCGAGCGATTTCAATGCGTTAGCAGTTGAGTTTTTGATAGATATTTTAAGAGGCCAACCATCATCCTCTGTGTGCAATTAAGGTCGTTTTTCGCAAATCGAAACCAGTACGTCCCCAAAAATTATTTAATCGTAACAATAGTTACACCATATTCATATATTCGAGATATTGTCTCCATCTCTATATAAAACTGGTCTACAAATGGAAATTCTAATTGAACATACATACTATATCTTTGTTACTTCGCAAGCCCCTCCTGCACAAGCGGCCTCCGCTCCGTGATTGGTTGTGTCTTCGTCTTCTTCGAGCTTTTTATAATCAACCTTATTCCAATTTTTCAATAAGGCATCAAACTTGGCTTCATCCTCTGGAGTAATTACCGCTTCCATAGGAGCTTGTTTATAAATCTTGTCGCCAGAATATGGGAGAAGAGAAACGGCGGTAAAGTCTTTTTGATTTTCAAATAAGAACTTTGTCACCTCTTCCCATTCGTCATCTTTAACCATTACGGTGCAGCTAACACTATGGTTGAGAGGCTTTTTATTTACCTCTGTTGTTCCTGTATTAACCCAATTTTCTTGGGTTAATTTAATTAATTTTAAATGCTCAATTGCATTTAAATCGCTCTTGATTTTAGCTTTATCAGAGATGACGATTGGAAAGGTTATAACATCATCAGTCTTATTTGCGCTCCAAACGCTTTCTTCACAAGCGTGGTCATTAAACATCTTAAAGAAATTATAGACATTGTCTTCTTTATTAACTTGAATGCGGCGAAAATACTTTCTGGCGTGATGGGGATGAATACCAGATGCAGCAGACAGTACAATTGAATTTGTCCCCTCTGGCTTAATGCAGGTCACACGGGCGGCTTGATTGATGCCGATTTTCTTTGCCCATTCTTTATTCGTTTCAACGGCAATTTTTGCAGCTTCTTTTTGATTCCTAGCGTTAAACAAAACTTCTGGGTTATCCATCATTCCCGTTATTGATACGCCGAGGAGAGATTCTTCTCTAGTCAACTCTTCTGAAGTATGCCCCAAATATGGGAAGGTTGTATATCCCGCTTGTAATGTTCCAATAAGAGATGCTGCCCAAGTTGCATCCTTAAACTCTTGAAGAGTGGTAGTCTTTGCGCCATTGACAGATGTTAGATTACAAAATTGAAAACCACAACGCCCATCAGCAGTCATTGGAATAAATGAGATTTCAAAACAGGGATTTAAAAGCTGCTTCTCATCTACAACATACAAAAATCCTGGTTCGCCAAACTGCTTGGTTTTTTCAATAAGATTGCAAAATTCCTTATAAGAAGTTTTCTCACGGATAATGATTGCAGAGTTATTGCTTCTTGCTCTCTGCGCGTTTTCTTCAAACCATTTTCCAGTTTTTGCGTTCATCATGTCCTCGTCAGAGGCTTCAAAAATGACGCTACAGGCAGAGCGACGAATACCACCGCTAAGAACTGCATCAGCACAATGCATCAAAATATCATAAGCATCAATTGTTTTGAGTCTTTTCTGATCATTATCTTCAATAATCTTGTCGAGCATTGCCTTGACTTTCTTGTGGCAATTCTTTAAGCCTTTATAACCAGGAGCCTTGCCGCCGCCAGTTTTCAATTTTGTTCCCTTGGCGCGAATACGACTATAATCAAAAACAATCTTTCGGCCAGAATAAGGAGTATTCTTAAAATAACAATTCATCAATGCTTCAATTGAATCGCCCCACCCTTCAATATTATCTTGAACAACATAAGTTATCACTGTTCCAGTCTTATCTGTTGTATTAACTAAATCTGGAAGACGGTTTAAAAAGAAATTGGTGATGCCAAAACCGACACCAGTACCACAAAGCAAAGTATAAAAAGACTCTGCAAAAGAGCGAAGAGAATCAATGTGACGCACAGCGCAATTCCCAGTAGCTAATCCAGTTGGGAAAACAAAAGATTCATCGTCTTCAACTTCAAGGCACCAAACTTCGTCATTTTTTGGTTCTCCAATAGAAGAAACTATAAAAGGTGTATTACTATTTTCTTTATTATTTGGCGCGTTAAATATTCTAAATCTTATAGTGACGTCTCCTCTAATACCAAAATTTGTCTCTTGTCCAGTCAAATCCTCTTCGGAAACTAAATAAATACCCGCAATAGGGAAGCAAGAACGAATAAAATCTATATGGTTCTGTCCCGTAGCTTGAATAGAGTTATATTTATTATTCGTGCTATAATTTCTATTAGAGTTATTGTTTTTTGATGCGTCGGCATCGCAATACCCCGCGACAAATGCCCTAATTAGAGTTGGAGAATCTTGTCCTGGGCATGGCGCTGTTTTTAAATATGACCCAGTGTAGGCAAAGAAATCTCCATCGCAAGAAAGAGGCTGAGAGGTAGAAAATCCCATTTCTTCAAATCTTTTTTGATGGGAACTATCTTTTTTGCAAAGACGAACCATTGAATATTTGTTTTTTCCACTTGTAACAATTGAGCCGTCTCCAAACACATATCCATAGCACCAGTATAATTTCTCCATTGGAGAGGCTTCTTCATAAGAAAACGAAGAGAAAATATCTTCTGCCCCTCTTAGTATTTGACCTTCGGTTAAAGAAGGGGTAAAAGACCCATCTTTTAGAATCCACCGATGATCTTTTGTTGCGAAAACAATTTGTTTATTTTTGCATCTCGAAATAGTAATTGGATATAAATCATCGAATCCATAATACCTGACTACCGCTCGCTTCCAATTACCTTTGTGCGTCAAAACAGTTGTTTTGTCACCATTTTTGAAATCTAAAAAAGACTTTACTCCTTTTTCTGTTATGAATTTGGTTTCTTTAGATAGGCAATTAAAAATTCTGCCATTGTGGGCTTCGACAGCTTTACCACCAAACTGCATCGAACGCATTGATGGCGTAATTTTCTTTTCGCGAACGAAATCGAAGGCTTTCGCAATCTGCTCTTTATCTTTTTCGGAAAGATAATTGAATTTCTTTAGATGCATCTTCTCCACGCGAGAAACAGTTTCGTCCCAAGTCTCCCTGCGCTTCTTTTTTTCATCGTACTTGGCGTATTTTGTGGTAAAAGTAAAATTAGCCATTTCCTCAAGACCGTTAAAATTGTTTTTGTCCATAAAAAGTAAATCTATTCTTATCTTACGCTACTTTTGAGTATAGCGCAAGACTTTTTTTGATGCAAAGATAGATACAACGTTTTAAGAGGGATAACTTAAAAAATCTCCAAAAATAATTTTTTTTGATTTTACTATTTTTAATAGTGTAGGAAGCAGGTCTGTGGATTGATTTGTCATCCAAAATTTCTTAAAATAATCTTCTGCAATGTATTTTCTTTTTTCTCTATCGCAGTTGCAACCTCCGACAGTCATGTCCCTTGCTTCTATTAATGTCTTTAGTGCCCTGTTTTGCCCTTCTGAAAATTTATCTTTGTTTTGTTCGTACCAACCAACAAATTCTATTAATGCAGAAAAATGAATTAATTCAATTACTGGTTCTTCTATTTGCGCTGGTTGTTCATTCATAATTATTTTAGGCTTTGGATTTATTTTTTTTAAAAGTTCTTGTTTTAATCTTTCTGGTTCGATTGGTGGGGATGAATCTTTTTCTTGTTGTTGATTCATTTCATCAATTTCTTTTGGCTGTTCTTTCTTTCGTGTAAAATTTATTTTTTGAGTTTTCTCCCTTGCTATTCTTTCGTAAACTATGTTACTCATAAGTTTTTTTTAAAAGATATTTAAAAACAGATACCCCATATAAAGTTGCAATACAATTTAATCCGAAAGCCATCCATCCCCCTAATAAATTTGAAAAGAATACAAATTGCATTATATTTAACCAAATAGCTAAACACTCTTGACAAGTAACTAGAGAAACAATAAAGTTTGGATATTTGCTTGATAAGAAATATTGGTAACGCTGAAATATTGCCTGTTTTTCTTCAAATTCTTGATATTTAAAGCATTTTAACTTAAAAAGCTTCGCCCATTTATATATCGCGTCAGTCTCCAACAAGATATATAAAATTAAAATATTCCAAAAGATAAATAAAATATTATTCATAACTCAATCTTATTATAGATTTTATATTGACATTTTTGTAAATAAATGATTAGTATAAGTAAATTAAAGGTGATGTCGCCTTTTAGCCTACTGAGAGAAATCAGATAAGGTTTGCTAAGTCTAGCGTTCTACAAGAAGCCTAAACCCATTGGCCTTAACAATATAATTGTTTTGACGCGGAATCTTAAGCCAGTCTACGGACGAAGGAGATTCCTAATTGACAAAGAAGACGGCTGCATAGTCAGATGCAAAATAAAAGAGTCTGCAAGTAAATTGTGGAGTTTGCCCGACATTTCGGAAACGAGGTATTGGCAGCGTAAATGAGTTTTAGAATCTCTCTCATCACCTATATGGTAGCTGTCTAGTGTGAAAATCACTTCTGGATTTCTGTCCGTTGGCTAGGACCATTAAATAATAATGCCCTTCGAAGAAATTATTTCAGGATACTCCCAAGTAATAATAAAAATATTATTATATTGGGGGTATTTTTTCTATTTTTGCTTAAAGAAATCATAACAGGCTTACGCGTTCGTCAATATTAACGAATATAATTTCCTACCTCCCATAAATCCGCAGGATTTAATTGCGAAGCAATTCTACTCACGTTTTATAAAGCTTGAACAATTTTAGGCGTTTGATAGTCTAAGTATTAGATATGAATCAAATTATTGGATTATGCGGCGTTGCTGGGTCTGGTAAAGACACCATGTTTTCTCTCTTAAACTTCAATAACCCAAATATTAAGCGTTTCGCACTAGCTGACGCCCTAAAGACGGAGCTATTTTCATTTATTAAAGAATTATATAATATAGATATATTTAATTGCTCAAGAGAAGAAAAAGATTTAGTTAGACCCATCCTTGTGGAGCATGGAAAGATTAGAAGAAAGCAGTCCGATGGAACTCATTGGACAAATCTTGTAACCAGTCATATACAAGACTATGTTAGGGAATCAAACGAGAATATTGCAGTAATAACTGATATCAGATATTGCGAATATGAAAAAGATGAAGTTTTTTGGGTAAGAAATACTCTTGGCGGAAAATTGATTCATATATCAATGATTGATAATGGAAAGACTGTTGCACCAGCAAATAACGACGAAAAGAAAAACGACCCATTCTTGAAGGAAAACTCTGACCTTCTTATAGAATGGAAGAAGCAGCCGAACTTCTCTTTAAAAAACTCAGGATTAAATAAATATGTCAAAACTGTTGAACAATTCATTAGAAAACAAATCTGACCTTTATTTGATTAGGCAGGTAAAAAATAAAGCTTGCAGCGAATGCTTTTTAGAGATTTGCAGGAGATACGAGAATGTATTTTATAAGATGTGTCAAAAATATTCTTCTTCAATAAGTAATTGTGGATTTAATCTACAAGATATTTTTAATGAAAAGGACATGATTATCTTTCACTGCGTAAAGACTTTTAACCCTAAAAAGAAAACAAAACTCTCTTCTTGGATTGGCAATTACGCAAGATATCTTTGCCTTAATTCAATAAATTCAAGAAGATTTATAATGCCATCATGTGATGAAGATGTACAGAGAAAGATAGAAGAGCAGCAAATATTCAACAACTATTTTGAATCCCAAAACTCTTTGGAAGAGAGTAAGGATTACATATTTGATATATTGGGGCAAATGAAAGACCCAAGGATTAAAGACATATTTGAATATAGATATTTTGCAGGAAAGAAAATGATTTGGAATAAAATAGCAAGAAAAATCAAAGCATCTCCACAAACGGTGATGTGCCTTCACAAAAAGGGATTAATTTTAATTAAAAATAAAATGAAGCACTCTGATAATATTTGTGATTTGATTTAAAAATAACTTGACTTTATCAGAACTATACAATACAATAATTTTACTAGCTTAAAAAATAAGCTTTAACTATAAAACTAACTAAATATATGGAACAAACTAATACTAAGTCGGATCAAATTGAGCTTGGCGCATTGTGGAAGAAGGAAGGCAAGGGACAGAAGTTCTTGTCTGGCACAATCAAGCGTTCAGCACTCCCCGAGGGCAATGAGGATATTCAGGTCGTCATTTTCTCTAATAAATTTAAGAAGGCTGACAACCATCCTGATTTGAGAATGTACTTGTCTAAGCCCAGACCCAGTGCAAATAGCCCTGTAGCTTCTGCCGCAGCTGCTCCAGCGGCTATTAAAAAGGTAGTAAAGACTGCTCCAGCACCACTTCAGCAAGAAGATGCAGAAGAACTCATCTAATCCCAATATAGGGGAGGAGCAAAAGCTCCTCCCTTTTTTAATTAAATATGAAATTAGCATTAAATTTACCACTCAATAGAGTTAGCTTTGGTCAAGTGTCGTCTCTTTTGCTCCGTACTATTTTTGAACAAGAAAAGTCTACGGGGGTAAAACATGATATTTATTTATTTCCTATTGGCCAAGTAGATTTATCTAGTCAAACTGTTACAAAAGAATTTAGTGACTGGGTTAATTCTAAAATCGTTAATGGTCTTGAAAACTATACTAGAGATATCCCAATTTTTAAACTTTGGCATTTAAATGGCTCACTAGAATCATTTTCTAAAAATCAAAGCCTATTATCTTTCCATGAATTGGACGAACCAACTAATGTAGAGCTTAATATCGCAAAGAATAATAAAACATACTTTTCGTCCAAGTACAGTTGTGAGATATTTAAAAAAGCAGGAGTTGAAACAGGATATTTGCCATTGGCTTTTGATTCTTTTAACTTTTTCTCTGCTAAGAAGAAATTTTTTAATGACGAAAGGGTCGTTTTTAATCTTTGTGGAAAGTTTGAAAAAAGAAAGAACCATGCCAAAGTCATCCAATCTTGGATAAAGAAGTTTGGAAATAAACCAAATTACTCCCTCCAATGCGCAATTTATAATGGATTCCTTTCTGAGCAGCAGAACCAGCAGATTATTGGTGGAATTCTTGGCGGAGAAAAGCCTTTTAATGTAAGCTTTTACCCTCCAATGAATGAAAATTCAATGTATAATGATTTTCTTAATAGCGGAGATATCGTGCTTGGCCTTTCTGGTGGAGAAGGATGGGCTCTCCCAGAGTTTCAAAGCGTTGCCATAGGCAAACATGCTATATTGCTAAATGCCCATACCTACAAAGACTGGGCAACAAATGATATGGTCACTTGGGTAAATCCTTCTGGTAAAATACCAGCTTATGATGGAGTCTTTTTTCAAAAGGGACAACCATTCAATCAAGGAAACATATACGACTTCAACGAAGAAGAGTTTATCTCTGCTTGTGAATTAACTTGTCAAAAAGCGTTATCTAATAGACAGAACGAGGCTGGAAAGTCTCTACAATTGACTTTTTCTAAAGAAAAGTTCGTTGAAAATGTTATTGTATCGGTATCATAAATATGACCCCAGAAATCATAACTAGAAGTTTCACTAATGACCAAGGTATTTTTGATAATGTCTTTTTTAATAATTATTATAAATTAAAAGCAAACAAAGACAATTCCAAAATATTCTTGGATATTGGTGCGCACGCTGGTTTTTTCTCTTTTACTGCGCTTACCCTAGGTGCAAGAAAGGTATATGCTCTAGAACCATTTTTAGATAATTTTAAGTCGTTACTTCAAAATTCTTACAAGCTAGACTTTGTTGGAAGAGTTACTCCTTTTCAATTGGGGATATATACCGAATCAATAATTGGTAAATTCTCCACCCCAGAATTCGTTGATAATATTTATTTTGATTTATCTTCAGTCGGATTGATTAAGGAAGAGCAGGAAAATTATTACCCATGTCAGTGCCATAGCTTAGATACAATTTTAACTGAGTATTGCTATGGAGAAGAGATTGACGTAATGAAGATAAATATAGGATATGCAGAAAGAGAAATCCTTACCAATTCAAATCTCATAGAAAAGAATGTTAAATCTATTTGCGGTGAAGTCTCTTGCGATGAAGAAGAATTTATTGAATTCAAAAAAGTTATGGGGGTAAAGGGATTTGTAAATTGTTTTTCCATCCCAATAAAAGAAAAATCAAGAACTTTGTTTATTGCTTCTCGTGTTCCAATTTCAGATAATTTTGATATAAATCTTTAAATTATGCCTATTTATACATTCTCTCATCCAGAAAATGGAAAAATCATAGAAATCGTTCAGGCTATGAGCGAAGAACACGTCTACGTAGATGAAAAAGGAGTTAAATGGCAAAGAGAGTTTTGCAAGCCGCAGGCTTCAATAGACACACAACTAAGCCTAAATGATCCAAAAGACTTTGTAAGAAAAACAAGACACAAAAATTATTCTTTAGGTCAATTATGGGATAAAAGCGCAGAGCTTTCTGAAAAAAGAGGTGGCAATTCTGGACAAGACGAAATGCGCAGAAGTGCAGAGTTAAAATACGAACAAAAAACTGGAAAGAAACATCCCCATGCAAAAAAACAGACTGACTTTCTCATCTAAAATAGAAGTAAGAAACTCTCCAGTAGAAGGATTTGGAGTATTTGCCAATGCACCAATCTCTAAAGGAGAAGTCTTAGAGGAGTGCCCGTTTGTAATATTACCCGATTTTATTCTTACTGCCAAAGGAATATTTAATCATTTAAAACAAGAAAAAATAATTCATCCTAGGCAAAAGCATATAGAAAATTTGTCCAAAAATCTTGGATTTAAAGACGCAGAGGAATATTATTTTAAATGGATGCCAAAGCATCAACCAGTCGGAGAAGAAATAGTATATACTGTTTTGCCATTGGGATTTGGTCCAATATATAATACATCAAATAGTGGCAATAACGCAGAATGGACAATAAAAGAAAAAACATTTGTCTTCTCTGCCTCCAAAGATATAAAAACAAACGAAGAAATATTTACTTTTTATGGATACTTCTTGGATGAAGAAGGTAATAAATTTGAATGCGATGATGTTTTTAATTTTGGTTTAGATAAATTTAATGGAGAGGTTGCTTTTAACTCTATTAGATTCTCTACTCCCGCATCTTATTCTAATAGCAAAAACGACCCATTCTTTTCTCAACTATCCAATCTTCTAAAACAGGCAAAGTCTCACATCTATATAAAAAAGGTAATAGGTTATTCAGCGAACAGAGAGCAAGTGGCAGACGTAAATATACCCAAAACAGTCTCTTTAAAAGACTTATTCAGCAAGTTAAGAGAGGCCAGGTTCACAACAATACCCCAAATAGAATTTAAATTTGAATATATAGACAAAGACTCTGGTCTAACTAGAGAATATTCCGCTATATGGAATAGATAATTACAGTATATGAACATTCTTTGGATTTCTGATTTTTCAATTTTGCATAGTCCTGGAGGCGCTCAAAGAAGCGATGAGATTATTATTAAAAAGGGAAGGCAGATGGGTTTAAATATAACTCATTTTACTTGTGATTCAGACCCAGAATCGCTTAAAAACTCTTACGACCATGTGATTTCTGCAAATCTTGAATTTTTAAACCAGAAATATCCATTTATAATTGATTATTTATCTTCTGCAAAAGCTCATTCAAGAATCGAGCATGATATGAATAGATATCTTTCTCAGTCTAAAAGACATCAGCTTTACACAAGCTGTAAAAATGCATTCTTCCTAACTGAATATCATTATAATTTATTTAAAAATCATTACGGAGATTATTTTATTAATGTTAGAATAGTTCCAGACCCAATAGATTCATCTATCTTTTTTGATAATAAGAATAATAGGGAAGATAAAGTCCTTTACGTCGGATTCATGCACGAATTCAAAGGCACTTTTGACTTTTTTAGATACGCTATAGATAATCCGCAAATACAATTTGTCGTCGCTGGATGGGGAGAAAAGATTTTTGAACATTTAGCCACAAGCATTCCAAATATAGAATTCCTTGGAAAAGTATCTCACGAAAAGATGCCCGAACTATATAATAAATATAAAACTTTTATATATTTCCCTAGAATAGATGAACCTTTTTGTAGAGCCGCAGGAGAGGCAGCTTTATCAGGAATGGAAATGATGATTAATGATAAAATAGGATGTATCCACGAAATGAAAAGACTGGGAATGAATGACTTTATAAATAAATGCAATAGCTCATCTTTTGACTTTTGGAATACAATAACCGAATAAAATATGAAAAAAATATGTAAAACTTTACCAAACACAGGAATGAGACCAGAGGGATCACTTGGTATTGAAGACATTATCTCTTTATTAAATCCAGAATCTACCATGGTTGAAGTGGGTTGTTATTATGGTGAATCCACGTTAATGTGGGAGTCTAGCGATAAAATAATTAAAATTTTTGCTGTTGACCCCTGGAAAGATTTTTACGACCCAAACGATGGAGCTTCTCAAAAAGGAAATATGAATGAAGTGGAGAGCCTCTTTGATGAAAACATAAAAGATTCTTCAAAAATCATCAAAATGAAAATGACAAGTAAAGAAGCGTCCGAAAAGTTTGAAGAAAATAGTTTAGACTTTGTATATTTAGATGGCTCTCACGCTTATCAAGATTTAAAAGACGATATTAATAATTGGCTTCCAAAAATAAAGAAAAGCGGCTTTATTGGTGGACACGATATTGGTTGGCAAACTGTTCAAAACGCCATTAAAGATACTCTGGGGGGAATAAATCAGCAATTTGGAGACTCTTCTTGGATAGTCAAAGTACAATAATGGCAAAAATATGGAAACAATCGCAATATTAATGACGGTGAAAAACGGATCAAAAATAATAAAAAAAGCCCTCGATTCCGTAGTTAATCAAACCGTTTTTAAAAAAGGAATATTCAATTACAAGATAGTCGTGGTTAATGACCTTGCTTCAACAGATAATCTTTTGGAAGTAATATCAAAATATGAAAACATAATTTACGCAACAAGTCCAGAAAAAGGATTGGTTGCAGGAAGAAATACCAGCCTTTTTGCGGCAATGAAAATTAATCACTGCGATTATTTTTCTATTCTTGATTGTGATGATGAATGGCTGCCAAACAAGATAGAGATTCAATTCCCATTTGTAATTGAAAATAAAATTGATGTTTGTGGAACAGGTATGTTTTTCTATACGAAAGATGGCATTAGAGAAGTTTTTTATCCAGAAACACACGAACAAATTCTTCATAGTTACCATATAGGTAATAATCCAATGGCTCATCCATCTTTAATTTTTAATAAAAGAATATTAACCAAATGTGGAGGATACGACGATTCTTGCGTCAGCGAAGATTATGATTTATTTAGCAGAGCGGTGAAACATTATGAATTTTATAATATTCCAAAGCTTTTAGTCAATTATACTTATGACTACGAAAACAGAAGCCCAGAATATTCAGAAAAAATAAACAAAGGTGCAGAAAAAATATATTTAAAGTTTCTTACCAATCATGATAGAATTGGATTCGACAAACAAAAATCACAATAGACTATGAGCAAAAGAGAAATTATAAAAAATTTTATATTAAAACTCCAAGAAGAGCATGGAAATCTTCCAAAGTTTTGCCATAATCTAAATGCCCCAAAAAATAAAGTATATTATTCTGGAGCTTATTTTGATGAAAATGAAATGGCGGCAGCAATCGAAACCCTATTATTTGGAAAATGGTCAAGCTCCGGAGAAACTTGCGCTCAATTTGAAAAGGAATTTAGCAACAAAATAAATCAAAAATTTTCTTTTTTTACTAATAGCGGAAGTTCAGCAAACCTACTCTTAATTGCTGCTTGCAAGGAGTATTTTAAATGGCAAGACGGAGACGAAATCATCGTTTCCGCTGTGGGCTTCCCAACGACAGTATCTTCTATCGTCCAAAATGGATTAAAGCCAGTATTTGTAGATATTGAATGGGATACATTAAATTTTGACCTTAGCAAGATAAAAGACAAGATTACGGATAATACAAAAGCAATATTTCTTAGCCCAGTATTGGGTAATCCACCCGACATGGATGTTTTATTAAATATCTGTGAATCAAGAGATATTAGTCTTTTGCTAGATAACTGCGATTCTTTGGGTTCAAAATGGAAAGGTAGATATTTAAATGAGTATGCCGTAGCTTCATCATGTTCTTTTTACCCAGCTCACGAAATTACTACCCTTGAAGGAGGCATGGTATCTTCTAATATGGAAGAACTTGTTCAATTAGCTAGAAGCTATGGAACTTGGGGAAGAGATTGCTGGTGCGTAGGAACATGTAATCTTTTGGCCAATGGCTCTTGTGGAAAAAGATTTTCAAACTGGCTAAGTGACTTTCCAGACACAATAATTGACCATAAATATGTATTCAATAGAATTGGATACAATCTAAAACCTTTAGACTTGCAAGGAGCAATAGGAATTGAACAATTAAAAAAACTTGAATTTATTTGTGAAAAAAGAGCAGATAATTTATTAGAAATATGGAAAGTGTTCAAAGATAACGTAAAAGACATAAGATTTCCAAAATGCTTGAGTGATACAGATTGGGTTCCATTTGGAGTACCTATCATTTGCAACAATAAGACTCAAAAGCTCAATCTAGTTAATTATTTGGAGAAAAATGGAATACAGACCCGTAATTATTTTGCAGGCAATCTCCTAATGCATAAAGGCTATAAACACCTTGATGATTATCAAAAATATCCAGAATCGAATAAAGTTCTGGATTTAGTATTCTTTGTCGGATGCTCCCCAACAATATCAAAAGAAAATATAGAATATATTCAAGAAGTTTTGTCGAAATATGAAAGTTGACTTATTTGGCGGCACAGGATTTATAGGTAGCAATTATTATAATCTGTACCCTGAATCTACCCATATACACAACAGGGCAGGCGATATTCCCTTATTTAAAGATGTGCTATACATGATTAGCACCACTCATAATTATCATGTATTTGATGATATCTACAAAGATGTAAATACAAATTTAATTAAATTATTAAAAGTATTAAGTCACTGCAAAGACAAAGATATTACTTTTAATTTTATAAGCAGCTGGTTTGTTTATGGAAATGTTGATTTACCAGCGAAGGAAGATTTTTGCTGTAATCCAAAAGGTTTTTATAGTATAACAAAAAAATGCGCAGAAGATTTAATTATAAGCTACTGCGCAACGTTTAATATAAAATATAGAATACTTCGACTATGTAATGTTTACGGTAAGAATGACAAAGGAATATCTAAACAAAAAAATGCGTTACAGTATCTTGTCAAAAAAATAAAAAATAAAGAAGATATAGAATTATATAATGATGGACAATTTGTAAGAGATTATATGCATGTCTCTGATGTATGTAATGCAATCAATTTATGTATTAATAATTCAGACCACAATCAGATAATAAATATAGGGAGCGGAATTCCACAAAACTTTAGAGAAATGATTGATTTTATAATACAAGAAACTGGTTCCACCAGTAAAATTACTCCTTTAGAGGCATCAAGCTTCCATAAAATAGTACAGGCGAAAGACATGGTCTTAGATTGCAAAAAGATAAAAGAATTAGGCTTTATCCAAAAAATAGACATAAAAAATGGACTAAAGGAGTTAATAAAATAAAAGATGAAAAATATTCGATTATATTTTCCAAGATGGATATTCCCAAAAAACCTTGGGGATAGTTTAATTTTTACTTTTGTTCCCAAGATTTTAAAATCAATATATCCAGATTGCACCCTAGAAGTAATCACTTATGGATTTCTTATAGATATATTTAAATTGGATAAAAACGTAGACTTGGTTAGAGAACCGAATCAGCAAGAAATATACGTTAATTATCATCAATACGCCCTTTCAGATGAGAAAATAGAAAATATAAAGGTAATTTATCCAGATTGGCACCCAAAGACGTTTGCGTTCTGGAAAGATAATGCAGAACTTTTAGAAAACCATCCAACAGCAAATATAATCACATTGAATTACCTACTTCAATTAGGGCTAGAAAACTTACTTTTTGATAAAAAACAAAGCTTTTTATCAGAAATAAATGTGCCAAAATACGAAAATAATACTAATTTTATTAACGTAGGAATTGTTCCCACCACAAAACTTTCAGGCAAAACAACGCCTCACCCCTATTGCGATGGAAAAGGGTTCAGATTTAATGGTATGAAAGGGCTAGAATCATGGAAAGAGCTAGTAAAAACATTAAAGTATTCCAATCCTAGAATAAAAATATTTGAATTTTCTCAAGAAAATTTTGGAATTGGAGACGAGCATTGCCCAGACACAGGAGACATTTTTAATTTAATAAGGAATGTAGATTATATGGATTATGGAATAATGAGTGATGGCGGAGTACATCATGCATTTAATATAAGAAATAAGCCCATTGTTTTGTTTCAAGCGTGTTTAATTAATAAAGTAGAATTTTTTAAACTTGGGAATTCATTTTTCCCAAGTCATTTGCATTTAGAATGCAGAAAGAAATGTCCATCATATTTTTTAGAAGCTTTTGGTGGAGAAAATTTATCTCAATCATGCAAAAGAGAATGCGAGAATTTATCTCCGAAATTACTCGCAGAATATATAATAAAAGAAGTTATAAATAATGAAAAAATTAGCAATATTCAGCTTGGCTCTTGGAGATCCTTCCAGATATAAATTTTGTTTAAATTCCATAGCAAAATACGCAGAAAAATATCAATTGTCTTTCTTTTTGTGCAATGGGCAAAAATATAATTTTATAAATCACTATTTTGAAAAACTTCAATGTTTGGAACTCTTGGAAGAATATGATAGAGTATTATGTTTAGATGCAGACGTATTAGTCACCCCTTCTGCAAAAAATATATTTGAAGAGTATCCAGACGAAAATTATTTATACGCATTCAATGAAAACAGCAATGCAGAACATATGAAAAGGGACTCCTGGATTGATACTTATAGTCCAGATTTTGAATGGCCGTTGATAGATAACAGAAAAATGTATTTTAATTCTGGGTGCGTTTTATATTCAAAGCCTCATGTTAATCTATTTTCTTTGATTTCAAAAATTCAATTTACACAAAAATGCTTTAGCATTGACGGAGGAGAGCAAACTGCTTTAAATTTTGCTGTAGCCAAGAACAAAATTCCATTTAAATCTTTATCTCATAGCTTCAACAGAATGGATTTGGGAGAATTTGACGAACAGAATAATAGATATAACTCCGATTTTATTCATTATGCCGGTCCATGCAAGTATGGAAATGGAAATAAATTCCAAACAATAGAAAATGACTATAAGGAACTCTATGGATAATAAAAATAATTATGCAATACTAACGATAGGCTATAAATCTTTAGATAATATCAAAAAAAGAGTCGAGGAAGCATATAGCGGATTCCCACCCGATGAATTTATTTTAATTATAAATTTTTACTCAGAAGAAAGTTGGAAAATATTAGAATATGCAAAAAATGAGCCAAGAATAACAAGATTTATTTTTTCCAGTCAAAATATGGGATTTGCAAAAGCTATAAATCTAGCATACAAAATTTCTTGGTCAAAATATTTAATAATGTTGAGTGACGATTGCGCAGTTCATCCAGCGACATATAAGTCTTTAGTTGAGACACTTATACCAGATAATATAGGAATTTCATGCGTAGGAATGGGAGGAAAACCAAACGACATAATATCAATACCGCAGGGATTTGTTTTGGGTTTAAAATCTAAAATGATAAAAGATTGCGGAGATTATGTTTATGATGAAATTGCTTCCCCACTTGGCTGCGAAAGAGAGCTTGCATACAGAGCCGCAACAAAAGGATATATAACGGCCAAAGCAAACGAATGCGTATATTCTCATATCCATGATATTTCAAATAATCCAGAAGCAATAATTAATTATCTGGGTCGCCAAATGTCCCCACGAGGTTTTCAGCATTTTCAAGACTATACAGAAACAGAATTGGAGAAAAAGATAGACGAACACAAAAAAAATATATGAAAATTAATTTTTTTGACAAGAATACTGGAGATGGACCTTATATTAATATGCATTGGCCAGAGCCTTTGGTAGAATATATCAAGCCCCCGCTAATGGAATTTGACGGCATATCTTTATTTACAGATGAAATGTGTTTTGACCCAATTGTAGACAAAGTTAAATCAAAATACAAAATTGCACTAGCAGCAGAAAGCCCAATAATAAAACCGTATGTAATCAATCATATTCATCAAATAGAACATAAATTTGATTATATTTATACTTACACTCCAATCCCAAATAATCCAAAATATAAACAAGCTTATTGCGGTGGCGCTTGTTGGATACCAAAGCAAAATTGCAAAATCTATCCCAAGAGCAAATTATTATCAATTGTTGCATCAAATAAAAATTATGCTCCAGGACATCAGCTTCGCCACAAATTGATATCCATGAATTTGCACCCCGAACTTGAACTTTGGGGAAGTGGTTACAAATGGTTTAGCGATGAGCCAGATGGAAGAGTGGCGCCATTTAAAGACTATATGTATATGATAGTTGCGGAAAACTGTAGATTTCCCAATTATTTTACAGATAAAATTATTGATTGTTTTGCTTCGGGATGTATTCCTATTTATTGGGGAGACCCAAATATGTCAAATCATTTTAATAAAGATGGATTTTATACTTGGGAAACAATAGAAGACCTGAAACAAATACTGGCAAAAATTAGCGTAGAAGACTATAATAACAAAAAGCAAGTAATTGAAGAAAATTTTGATAAATTTGAAAAATTCGCTTCGCCCGATAAATGGCTATACGAAAATTGTTTTTTAAAACACGCATAAAATGAAAAATATTTTAATACTTGGTTCTAGCGGTCAAATAGGACATTCCCTCAAAAACTATTTATCTCAAAAAGGATATAATATCATTGGATTTGATATAGAAAACTCTTTAGAAGAAGACTTAAGAAATAGATTTGTCTTAGATTCTATCTTACCTAATATAGATTTTGTATTTTTCCTGTCTTTTGATGTTGGCGGCTCAACATATTTGAAGAAATATCAAGATACCAAAGAATTTATGGATAATAATATGAAGCTTATGCTTTATACTTTCGAGTCTTTAGAAAAATACAAGACCCCATTTTTGTTTGCTTCTAGTCAAATGGCAAATATGAGTTATTCAAATTATGGATTATTAAAGTCTATAGGAGAGAAGTATACTCAAACTCTTGGTGGATTGCTTGTTAAATTTTGGAATGTTTACGGATTAGAGACAGATGAAAAGAAGTTCCATGTAATCACTGATTTTATAAAAGCAGCAAAAAACAAGGGTCATATCGCCATAAAAACCTCTGGAGAAGAAGAGAGGCAATTTTTACACGCAGACGACTGCTCAGAATGTCTTGAAATTTTAATGAATAAATACCAAGAAATTCCCAGAAATGAAAATCTTCATATTACAAACTTTGAATGGACAAAGATCATTGATATAGCTAAATTAATCTCTTCAATATCTGGTGCATCAATTTCTATTGGAGACTCATACGACATTCAAATGAATAAAAAGAATGACCCAGATAAATATATTTTAAATATCTGGAATCCAAAAATAAGCTTGACAAATGGCATCAAACAGATTTATAATGAACTATGAGTAAGAAAATTACAAAGTCTATACAGCAATATCTTTTCCCCGTTCATCATAAAGGATTACGTGATAGAGCCGGATACCAAAAAATCTTTAATTCCCAAGTTGACATAAATAACTCCTTTTGTATTTTTGGAGAAAAAAACTAATGAATATCTTTTCGCCACAGGATAAAATCCTAGCCAATTTCGACTACGTTAAACAGTTGTTAAAGGCGAATATCTCTCCGCCGATTCTGGTGGAGATTGACCCAAGTAACGTATGCAATCATGCTTGTAATTTTTGTCTAGCTTCACACGTTCACGCGGGGAAACAAATTCTATCAGAAGCCGCCTTGTTGAAATTATGTGATGAACTCATCAAAATTAAAGCGAAGGCTATTAATTGGACGGGGGGCGGGGAGCCAACTGTAAATCCGCACTTAAAGAAGGCTATCATAAAAATCGGAGAAGAAGGTTCTATAAAGATGGGCATGTTCACGAACGGAAGCCTGTTGGATAAGTTCGACCTTTTCGATGTAATCGCGCAATACTTCTCTTGGATGAGATTTTCTATAGACGCTGGCCTTCCAGACACATACAATCGAATTCGCCACACTAGGTCATCGTGTGATTGGGATAAGGTAATGTCCAATATCCAAAAGATGATTGCTGCGAATAAAGCGCATGGCAATCGAATTAATGTCGGAGTTGGATTTGTGGTTACCCCAGAAAACGTAAATGAAGTAATCCCATTCGCCAATCTCTTCAAAGATATGGATATTACTTATTGCCAGTTCAAACCAGAAATTGTTAATATCGAAAGGGAGTCTGGTATTCAAAGGAATACTGATTTTTGGAAAGTCGCCAAAGACATTCTTCAGGAAGCGAGCATTATTCTCGGCAGCAAGTATCAAGCTAATACATATAAGCTGGATGACCTAATTGATGATCCAAAGAAATATGGGCGCAAATACGAAAAGTGCCTTGGCTCACAAGTCTCTCCATGTATCGGAGCAGATGGGCTAGTTTACGTCTGCACGAATCATCGTGGACATAAACAATATAGCTACGGCTCCATTTACGAAAAATCATTCATTGACATCTGGAACGATGTAGGTCTGAAGCTTGAAGTGATGAAATTGATTGAAGAAAAAGAGAAGTTTGCCTTTTGCACTCAACTATGTAAGCCCCACGAAAGCAACAAGATTCTCTGGGAGCTATACTCGGATTATCATAAGGCAGAAGACAAGGAGCAGTTCTTACGAGAAGTCGAGGCAAGGACTCCGCAGAACATCGACCATAAGGAGTTCATCTGATGATTCAAGATAACAGAACTTTCTGTGTATCATTTATTCCAGATTGTCCATGGACCACGGGGCATCTAATCCTAAAGGCATTTAGAAAACTTGGGCTTAAAGTCGTATTCGCTCATCCTCACGATGCGGCGTCCGTAGTGGCTGATAAATATTTGTTCGTCGATTCGGCGCATTGCTACCAAATCAATACTCCAAAAGAAAAAACAGCAATCTATTCAATCGACTGTTACCAAAACGGGCTTGAGTTATTTAAGCAAGGGTTCGATACCCGTCTAGGATGGTGGATGGATGTCGCCAATCATGTATCCATCGTATTTGATGCGTTTGAATACGGGTATCACTGGTGGAGAAAAATGGACAAAAAGGTCATTTTCATTGCTATGGGATGTGATGAAGAAATTTTTTACAAAGAAAACCTCGATAAAAAATATGACGTATGCTTTGTCGGTGGTAGAAAAACGCAAGGCATTAGGAGAGAAATCCTAAAGATTGTCGAAGAAAATTTCAACCTACATTCCCCACATACGTATTTCGACGGTATAAGGACTGCTGCCGCGCAGTCAAGGTGCTTCTTAGACATCTCACCGATGGAAGAGGATATGCTCGGTCAAAGGTTCTTCGAGGGATATGCTTGTGAGACGCCTATGGTAAGTATGGAAAGGCCGACTCTTTTAGCCTATAATTCCCCGAAAGCTGGGATATACACTTACGACCTCTTTGACTTAGAGAAATCCTTGATATCTTCCGTCAACGCAGCGATGAAGCACTCAGAACCAATCGTTAGAGACATTGAAACAATGAAGTGGACGGCGAAAGTAGAAAAAATTTTAAAATACATCTAATATAGAACGGTATTATAGATGAACAAAACAATATGGAAAAAAGAATAATTATTACTGGGGTAACTGGTCAAGATGGGTCTTATATGGTAGATTATCTACTGGAACACACCCCCCATCAGATTTATGGAATGGTCAGAAGATCCGCTAAACCAGATTATTCAAATATAGAAAATGCATTAAAAAATCCCAGGTTTCAATTAATTACAGGAGATTTGTGCGATTCTCAATCAATAGAGAACGTTGTTAGAGAAGTTAATCCAGATTATTTTATTAATTTTGCCTCTCAATCTTTTGTAGGAATCAGTTGGCAAATTCCAGAACAAACTTTTGATGCAGGTGCAATGGGAGTACTTAGGTGCCTAGAAGCAATACGAAAATTTGCGCCAAATTGCCGTTTTTATAGCGCAGGAAGCTCAGAAGAAATGGGAGACGTAATTTATACTCCCCAAGACCTCAGTCACCCCATTCGCCCAAGAAGCCCATATGGAGCAGCAAAAGCTGCGGCAAGACATTTAACAAAGGTCTACCGAGACTCTTATAATTTATATGCCGTGCATTGTATTTTGTATAATCACGAAAGTGAAAGGCGTGGCATTGAGTTTGTTACAAGAAAAATTACCACTAATGCGGCAAGAATTAAAAATGCAATAGATAATAATCAAGAATTTGCCCCGCTTGAACTTGGAAACATTGATGCGCAACGTGACTGGTCTCATGCAGAAGACTTTATTGAAGGCGTATGGTTAATGATGAATCAAGAAAAACCCAAGGAATATATTCTTTCTTCTAATGAAACACATTCTATTAGAGAATTTATTGAAAAAGCATTTAAAGTCGCTGGAATTGATGGAGCATGGCACGGAAAGGGGTTGAACGAAGAATATTCAATCACAAATAAATTGGCGGAAGATTTGAATGTCAAAGGCTCTGTTTTGGTCAAAATTAATCCAAAATTTTATCGCCCTGCTGAAGTTGATATTCTTCTTGGAGATTCGACGCTCGCAAGAACTGAGCTTGGCTGGAACCCAAAGATTTCATTTGACAAACTGGTAGAACGTATGGTACTATCAGACATCAATGAAATTAATTCAAGAAAAACCTCTTAAAAAAGAGCCAAAGATTCAGCACAAAATCATTTCTAAATTCGTTGACCCCGCTAGTTTTTCTGAAAAGTATTTCTGGCCGAGGGAAATGAAGATTGCAAATACTCTTTGCAAAAAGTATAATCCAGATTTTCTTCTTTGGGTTATCCCTCCGTATAATAAAAAAATCCCATCTCTTGCTTATTTTATTGCGGATTATGGTCAGCAGTATTTACAAGAACAGTTTTTTAATTATAAGAAATCTATTTCAGATTTTTCTCCTAAATATCAGGAGATAATGCTATCTCAAAATAAGATAGGAGAAGACACTGTTTTTAAAAAACAACCCAAATCCCTAAAAGACTTTTTAAATTTATATAAATAACATTATGGCAAAAATCAAAGAACAAAAAGAAGAACCCGATAACAAGCAAATGACGGTCTTAGATAAGTATCTCAAGGATAATTCTGAATATCATTATGCTTTTGACGAAGCAGTAGATTATGTCGTCAGCAGCGGCAGTCTCAATTTAGATATTGAAATGGGAGGCGGGATTCGTCCAGGAATCGTGCGCTCTAGTGGAATTACAGAGGGTGGCAAAACAAGCAATGCAATGGCTTTTGCAGCGAGTTTTCAAAAACTTCATCCAAAGAAGGGGCAAGTAATTTATATCAAATCAGAGGGAAGATTAAGCGCAGACATCATCTGTAGGTCAGGAGTATCTACTGACCCCAATCAATGGAGAGTAATCCCCACTAATGATTATGAATTTGTAATTGATTTAATGAGGGGCCTCATTAGAGATAAGGAAGACGATAAGTATTATTTCTTTATCCTTGACTCTCTTGATGCTCTTGTTCCTAGAAACGACTTGCTCAAGTCTGCAACCGAAGCAAATAAAACTGCTGGAGCAGCGTTGTTGACGGCAGACCTTCTCAGGAAGATGGCGGCAGCTTTCTCAAGCAGAGGGCACATTTGTTTCCTAATTTCTCAAGTTCGCTCATCTATTCAGATTAGCCAATATGTCAAGGGTGACCCAAAGGTTACAAATGCTTCAGGAGGAAATGCCGCTTTGCATTACAGCGATTGGATTCTTGAATTTCAGCAGAGATGGCAAAAAGATATCATTAAAGATAAGGAAGAGAAGCCCGTTGGTCACTGGTGTAAAATAATGTTCCGCAAGACCCCAAACGAAAAGACTGGAACAGAAGTAAAGTATCCAATTAAATATGGTCGCAAGGATGGACAAAGTATCTGGATTGAATATGAAATCATTGACCAGCTTTTGTCTTGGCAGTTTGCGCTTGCCAAAGGCGCATGGGTAACAATTTCTGACTCTTTATTGACCGAATTAAAAGAAAATAAATTAGATATGGATAAGCAGCACCAAGGCTCAGATAATCTAAGGAAGTACTTGGAAGAGCATACCGATATTAGAGACTATCTTTTTAATAAATTTAGAAATGCGTTAAACAAAGCATGAGACTTTTAAGTATAAACGGTAAATTGACGAATAAAAATGTAACGAGATTTCTTATCGAGTGGGATAAGAAGTCTCGCTCCATTGCCCAAGCAGATGTAAAAAAATTTTTATATCCTTATTGGAAAAATAATATTGTTTATGAAGAGTTCCCTGTTTATGGAAGTTTATTAAAAGTCGATATTTTAAATGCCACAAGAAAAATAGCAATTGAAGTTCATGGTCCCCAACATGAAGACTTTCATTATTTTCATAATAATTCCCGCGCTGCGTTTCTAAAAGGAATAAAAAATGATGAAATAAAATCCAAATGGTTATTGGATAATAAATTCCAACAGGTTATCATTTATACAAAAGAAATTAAGGAATTATCTGTAACTTTTTTCGTTGAGAGATTCAATATTACACTCTGACCAATTTATTTTCTAAATATTAGTCATTAATATTAATATTATATACTTGATGGATATAAGTGTGTAATTATGAGTAAGATGTCGAAGCAAAAAAGTAAAAACAATGGGTCGGTTCCAGACCAGATAATCAATCAATTGGTTGAGCATACGGCTGGAGGGTTTATTTTATTTTATTTTAATAATGAAGATGGCCAACCAGAAAATATAATGACGTTTGATTCCCCTGCGCATTGTTTAGCTTTGCAAAAGCATATAACAGATTGGGCAGTGGCTTTAAACGACATGAATATCGAAAGCGCAAGATTCAATATTGAAACATCCGTAAGAGATGAAGAAGCTGAATCTGGTGAAGACGATTCAGACGTAATTTAAATCTTGACTAAAAACGAATTTTGGGGCATACTATAAAGTATCGTATGCCTTTACATTCATTACAGATAGAAAAACACGTTTTAGCAGGATTGATTCAAAATCAAGATGCAATATCTGAAATAGAATCTTTCGTCTCCGAAAAAGACTTCGTCGCTCAACCACATTCTACAATTTATAGCTGCATCAGGTCTTCATTTCTTCAAAATGAAAAAATTGACAAGGTTATCTTAGCTCAAAAGATTAAAAACCTTGGTATTTCATTCAAAGATAATATTGATATTTTCTCCTATGTAGAAAGTATCTCCTTTGCATCAATCACAAAGGACGCAACTCTTAAGGCTTGCAGAGAGCTTGTTAAACTCAGGGCGTTGAGAGATATTGAAGAATCTTGCAATAGAATCAAAGATCATGTCAACAAATCCGCCAATCAAGAATTAAATACTACCATTTCAGAAGTAGACGCAATCTATGGAGAAAAGATCATCTCTTTTGATAATGATGGTAAACCCGCCGATCTTTTTCAAGATATTCTAGAAATGGTTGAAGAAAGAGGCAATAATCCTCAAGAAGAAAACGGGTTAACTACTCCTTATCCCGAATTTAATCGTTGCTATGGTGGATTGCGCGGAGGAAATATCTATGCGATTGCTTCTCGTGCAGGACAAGGCAAAACAACTATCCTCAATGACTGGGCAAATGAATCAGGAAGGATTAATAAGGTCCCCGTTCTTATCCTTGACACAGAAATGACAACTGAAGAAATTAAATTTCGTACCGCAGCAGCGAATTCAGGAGTTCCCCTTTGGTATCTTGAAAGCGGTAATTGGAGAAAGAATCCTGATTACGTTGAAAAAGTAAGGAAGCACCTTAAGAATCTCAAGAAAGATTATAGAACTTATCATTATTATGTTGGCAATAAAAACGTCGATGAAGTTTGTTCCATCATTCGTCGTTGGTATTTGAACGTCGTTGGAAGGGGTAATAAAGCTATTGTCGTTTATGACTATCTTAAATTGACGGGAGAAAAGCTTGCCCAAAACTGGGCGGAGCATCAGGCTTTAGGAGAAAAGGTGGACAAGCTTAAAAGAATTTCTGTCGAATTTGACTTTCCTTTGCTTACGGCCATCCAATTGAATCGTTCTGGAGAAAATACAAATAAAAAAGCTCAGGATGTCACGGATGACGGTTCAGCCATCGCTCTTTCAGACCGATTGATGTGGTTTACAACTTATTTGGGCATTTTCCGTCGCAGAACAGAAGATGAGATGGTCATGGATACTCCAGAAAGTGGAACGCATAAATTGATTGAAATCAAGGCGCGTTATCAAGGAAGAAATGCTGCGGGACACAATAACTTGATTCGTAGGACTTTCCCAGATGGAACTCAGAAATATGTGCCTAATTTTATTAATTTTAATATTAATAACTTTAAAATAGAAGAAAGAGGCTCTCTACTTGATACAATCAATAGGCAAAACTCTCAGTTCTTGGTAGCTGACCAACCCACAATCAGAGAGGAAACGCTATGAGCGACGTCCTTTCGGTATTAAATAGCATTGGATATGTCACTCTGGTTGATTCTGGAGATGTATGGAGGGCAAAACCCCTGTATCGTGATTCAGACAACCCAACTGTCCTTTGTATTAGAAAATCAAATGGTCAATGGTATGACCACGCAGAGCGAATTGGAGGTGGTTTGGCACAGTTGGTTCAAAAAACCCTCAATTTGCCCTCTATAAGAGATACTAAAAATTACATTGGAGACCTGCCGATATCTATAAGTAACTCAGAATCCATAGAATTATGCGATACTAAGAAGTTTGATAAGGAACTTTTAATTAAATTGTTAAAAGATAACTCATATTGGAAGAAAAGAGGCATTTCTGACCACATCTTAAATCAATTTCGCGGTGGAGTAGCCCAAAATGGCAGGATGAAGGGCAGATATGTATTTCCAATCTTTAGCGACAGAGAGGATTTAATTGGTTTTGCTGGAAGGCTTTTGCAAAATAACGACTCTTTGCCGAAATGGAAGATACTTGGGCAGAAGAAAGACTTCATTTTTCCCACCAACGCCTCGGAAGAAATCAAAAAGACCAACTCAGTTATACTGGTTGAATCAATTGGAGACTGTTTAAAGATGATGGAGTGTGGAATAAACAACGTTCTTGTGTCTTTTGGGGTGAGTCTTAGCGCCAAAATTATACAACATCTTTTGAGATTAGACGCAGGACGCATTATTATTTCTTTGAATAATGACGAATACAACAGCTTTGTTGGAAACAAAGCATCACTAGAATATAAAGAAAAACTTTTAAATTATTTTGACGAAAGTCAAGTCACTATTGCTCTACCGACTGCCAAAGATTTTGGTGAAATGAGCTGCGAGGAAATTTATTCATGGAAGAAGCAATACCTAAACTAGAACTTACGGCAATCTCCGCATCGAAAGTAAAGACTTTTGAGGGCTGTAGCTGGACATATTTTCAAAAGTATAAGAATAATGTCCCTGACTCCACGAACGATGGAGCATTAAAAGGTTCCGTTGTCCATGATTTATTTGAGTTGCTGATTCTACCAAAGCACAAAAATAAATATAAATTAATAATTAAACAAGACCATATCTCTGGATGCCCCACGGTGAACAGATTTATTAAAACTAAAATCAAGAAGTATAAGCTTCCAAATACAAAAGAAGTTTATGACCATATTAACCAAATGATTCTTGTTGGATTGAAGGCGGACTTTTATGTTAAGGGCGCAAAACTCATCAAACCAGAATATGAGTTTAATATTTTAAATGAATCCCCCAGATATTTAATTCGTGGATTTATTGACCGCCCATCCAAAAAGGGTAATGAGATTATCATTGATGACTATAAAACTTCAAAGAAGAAATTTGAAGGAGAGGATATTGACTCTAATCTTCAGGGCATTATATATTCGATTGCCTGTAAGAAAATATGGCCCGAGCTAACCCCAAAAGTTAGATTTGTCTTTTTACAATTCCCAGAAGACCCAATCGTAGAAATATCATTTAACGAAGACCAATTAAAAGGCGCGGAATATTATCTTGAATCCATTCAGAATAGATTAGAGAATTTTTCTGAAAAGCAAGCTTATTCCAATATGGCGGCAGATAAGGGAATGCCAACAGACGGAACTTTTTCTGGGAAGCTCATGTGTGGATTTGCAAAACAACCTGGTCAATTAAAAAAAGATGGCTCTCCCATGTGGCATTGCAGTTACAAGTTTGGCTTTACTTATTATATTGTTAAAAAAGATGGAAAAGAAATCAAGTCTTACAAAAAGAAAGAAGATATTATTCTCAAAGAAGGGCAAATCATAGAAGAAGCAGTTTATAAAGGTTGTCCAAGATATTGTAATGCAATAGGCGAATTGCCAGAGACAAAGGTAGAAAAAAAATATAAAGACGCACTGGATGATTTTTAAGCTTGACTTTTTTTAAACCAATGGCACTATGATAACATATGCAAAAACTTGCTTGTTACAAAAGCCACTTTTCTTTGGGAAAGTCAATTAATACTTTAGATAAATCATCGGGTTCAATTGAAAATTATCCTGTTTCTATAATTGATTTAGTTCTTCATTCCAAGCAAGACCATCTTTGTCTTGTCGAGGATAATGTCTCTTCTTTTTTAGAAGCGATTGCCCGATGCACAGAGAATAAACTTAAATTAATATTTGGTTTAAGGATTTCGATCACCAAAGACATTAAAAATCAGAACGGCGACTCGTTAAAGAACCGAGCCAAATACATTATCTTTGCCAAGAGCAATAAAGGTTATCAAGCTTTAATTAAACTATGGAGTGTTGCGGCAAAAGAAGGATTTTACTATAATGCTTGTCTAGACTTTGAAAATCTTCATAGATTGTGGTCTGAGGATTTGAGTCTTGCTATCCCATTCTACGATTCTTTTCTCCATTTAAATTCTTTCGAAGGTCATTTTCATGTTCCCGAGTTTGGCGCAATTAAGCCAATAATGCTTCTAGAAGACAATGGTATCCCATTTGATGGGCTGCTCAGGAAAAAAGCTATTGACTATAGCAAAAATAATAAATTAGAAACTCTTGAGGCGCAAAGCATTTATTATAAATCAAAACTTGATTTTATTGCCTATAACACTTTTAGATGCATTTCAGAAAGAACAAATATAGAAAAGCCAGAGTTTAATCATCTTTGTAGCGATTCATTTAATTATGACCGCTGGTTAATCGAAAACAACAAATAATATTATGGACGAACATCTTATCAGATTTAATAAAAAAGCAAAGATTGCTCTTATTGACTGCGAAACATTTAATTTAAATTTAAATTTTCAGGTAAATAGACCTTGGCAAATTGCTGTGCTAAAGGTAGAGGGAGAAGAAATCATTGAAGAAATAGATTCATTGATTAAATGGGATGATTGTAAATTTAAAATAGGAGCGGGGGCAGCAATGGTCACGAAATTCAATCAAGCTCATTTTGATAAGAATAGCGTCACGCCCGACGAAGCGTTTCCCAAAATTCTTGAAGCATTAAAATGGGCAGATAAAATCATTATGCATAATGGCCTGCGATTTGATATTTATTTATTAAAAGGATATTTTGAATACATGGGTGAAGATTGGTCGTTTATCCTTAATAAAGTAATTGACACAAAGTCCGTGGCACAAGGAGTCAAGATGAATCGCCCTTATCGACCAAATGATGATGTTTGGATGGATTATCAGTATACAATGGCGAACGCACATATAAAAGGCATCAAAACAAACTTGACTTCTCTTGGTAAGGAGTATAATATAGATCATGACTATGACAACTTGCATAATGCACTGGTTGATTTGCAATTAAATCTCAAAGTCTGGAATAAGCTAAAATATCAAATAGAAATATGAATACTTTGGATTTTGTCAGTCAATTCTCCGCTATTGAAAGCCCAATCAAGGGAGTTCGTCTTCCAGAAATCAAGATTGAAGAAAGACATAGAAAAGATTTAGGTTTAGGCGAAGATTGTTCTAATTTTGATTTTTTGCGTTCTCTTTGTAAAAAAGGTTTTCTTGCTTTGGGGCATCCTAAAGGCTCAAAGGAATACAAAGACTATTCTACAAGAGTCAAATACGAATTAGATACAATTAATGACCTTGGCCTTGTTGATTATATTCTATTGGTATGGGATGTTGTAAACTTTTGTAGAGAGCAAAATATTCCAACTGGTCCAGGTCGAGGCTCTGCGGCAGGAAGCCTTGTTCTTTTTCTCATTGGTGTAACAAAAATTGATTCATTAAAAAACGAATTATATTTTGAACGCTTCATTTCAAAGACTCGCTCAAAAAAGACAGTCATTGATGGAATTATTTATCTTGCAGGTTCTCTTCTGATGGATGTGGACATTGATTTTGATTATTATCAGCGTTCAAAGGTTATTGATTATATCAATCAAAAATACAAAGGTAAAACTTCAAAAATTCTTACTTTGAATACTCTTTCTGCAAAGCTTTGCATTAAAGAAGTTGGCAAAGTCTTGGGCATGAAACCAGAAGAAGAAATGACTATGGTCACAGGTTTTATTCCAAAGAATCATGGAGTCATCATGGATATGAAAGAGGCGTATGAGACTTCGCCAGAATTTCAGGAATGGTGCAGGAGCAACTCTTTGATTTATGATACCGCCTTAAAATTAAAAGATTTAATTAAAAACAAGGGAGTGCATCCTTCTGGAATTCTTATTTCTTTTGATAAATTGGAGGATTGTTGTCCAACAGAACTTTCTTCTGACAAAGAAGAGGTTTCTAGCTATGACATGGGCTGGGTCGCAGAATTTGCAGTAAAGCTGGACGCACTTGGTTTAAGAAGCGTATCTGTAATTGATGATTGCTGTAAATCTTTGGGTATTAAACCTCAAGATATCAATGTCAATGATGAATCTATTTATTTGCATTTGCAGGATTTAAAACATCCTCATGGACTATTCCAAATTGAAGCGGAGACTAACTTTAAGGTTGCAAAAAAGGTTAAACCAAAGAGTTTGTCTGAAATTAGTGCTGTATTGGCAATTGCTCGACCAGGAGCTTTGCAGTTTGCCGATAATTTTGCTAATTATTCCAATACTGGAACGGTAGATTCAATTCACCCATTTTTTGACGATGTATTGCGTGAAACTGGTGGATTGTGTCTTTATCAAGAGCAGGCTATGAAAATGGCTAATAAAATTGGATTTACTCTGGATGAATCAGAACAGATTCGTCGATGCATTGGTAAAAAGAAAATCGAAGAAATCAAGACTTGGAAAGCCAAGATTGAAGAAAAAGTTAAAGAAAATAACCTTCCAAAAGAAGTGGGAGAAGTCTTCTGGAAAATCGTTGAAGACTCTGGCGGCTATCAATTTAATAAATCTCATAGCTTTTCTTATTCTGTCCTATGCGCGCAGACAGTCTATTTGAAGTTTAATCATCCCACTCAGTTCTATTTGTCATTATTGAAAATGACTAGGCATGAACCCGACCCCATTGGCGAGATATCCAAAATTCACAAAGAAATGAATGCCTTAAAAGTAGAGTTGCTGCCTCCTAGCTTAACCCTTTCTGAAGTTGACTTTTCTATTGAAGATAAGAATATTCGATTTGGCTTGTCTTCTATTAGAGGAGTAAGTGAAAAAACAATTGAAAAGTTTAACAACTTTAAAAGACGTCACTCTAATAAATTCGAACTTTTTGAATCTTCTAAGGAGGCTGGTCTTGGAATAGGAGTTCTTTCTGCGCTCATTCAGGCGGGGACACTTGATAGTTTATCTAATAATCGCCCATTACTGGTTTATGAAGCTCAACTTTGGAATATTTTGACCGATAAAGAGAAGAGGCATGTTATTAATTATGCCAGAAATTATGAAGATAGCGTATCTAAAACAGTTAAAGCTCTTGTAGAAACGATTAAAGACGAAAAAGGCAAAAACCTTATCAAGGCTTCCAGATTTGAAACCATAAAAAAGCATTCTGAAAAATATAAATTAATTTATTTGCAGAATAAAGGATGTATGGATTTTGCAAATTGGTGGTATGAGAACAAGTTGATTGGATATACTCATGGTAAAAAATTGATTGATATATTCATTTCAAAAAAAGAGACACTTGAATCTATTGCGGATATTCAAGGATATGGAGAAAAAACAAAGTGCGATTTTATTGGAATATTAGAAGAGTCGCCAAAGACGGGAAAAACGAAAAATGGAAATGCTTATGGCAGATTTCAAATTAGCGACGAAACAGGAAGCTTGAAGGTGATGATTTTTAAAGATAAACTTGAGCAATGCAAGTCTTTAAATAATGGTATGCCAAAAGAAGGGGACATTGTTATTGTATGCGGCACAAAAATGGAAGATGATTGCGTATTCGCAGACATCATAGCCACACAGCAAAATAAAATTTATAGTAAGCTCGCGGAACTGAAAGAATCCTGAGTTATACAAAATTCACATAGACTGCCAATGGAGTACCTTCGTTAACAAGGACTCCAGTCAAATTACCGCTGTTTATTATATTAGACCCTTCTGCAAATGGGAAAATACATTTACCAGAATTATATAATGAATTGGTTGCGGTACTATCTAGGAAAGCGTAGTTCAAAATCGCTTGATAAGTGACATTTTCTATTGGATTAAATTTCGTCCCAGATGTCGCACCCGTCAAAATAGTTTGACCTTGAGAGGCGCTAAATATCAAATTGTCCGTGGGAAATATAAATCCATCTTCTGGAGGAAGTTCTTCGTAAACTATTTTTGGATTTAATGTCGCTAAATCGCTCAAGGCTGGCCAAGCAAATTTATTATAATTAGTTACGTCTGGTGGTGCGGCATCAATATAAGTATCGCCTCCAGTAATTCTAAAAAAGTTCTTTCTCTTTTTCATCAAAGAAGGGGCCTCCAAAAGATAATTTATACCTTGTCCAGAAGGAATTGAATTTCCAGGAAGACGACTCAATATATCAGACACATAGATTGGGGCGGAAAGATCTTTTAATACGGCGGCAGAATATCCGCTTCCAGTCCATCCAGACAAAACTATACCTTGGGAAATTATTGCGCTCTCTGCTTGTCCAGTATAAGAAAATTCTCCACTTATTGTACATCCACCAGATACAACGATATTTTTATAATTTTGATATGGTATAGCAGAATAATCCATGGAGATATCTTCAATCTTAACTGAAAGCCTTGTAGATTCTCTAACGCCAGTAAAAAGAGCATAAGGATTTTTATTTATCCAATAATCATAAGTGGGTCCGTTTGTAGTAGTAAATACATAGTTGCCATTTGCATCAGATCTAACTAGACCCAATCCACTCAAATAAGGAATGAAATCAGAACCAGGAATAGGGAAAATGATTTCTGAGAGTACGGGGGTCTGCTTTGATATAGTTTGACCAATCAAATCCGTAAATTGATTAAGACTTATTGAAAAAAGACTTTCTGAGCCATTATTTATATAATTAGAAGAATCCATATTGGCCCTATAGTCTCCAGAAATGAATGGATATCCATAATCATCATAATTATCAACGTTAACCGCCCCCAATAAAGTCCTTGGGCGAATAGTTACAGTTGAAGCTCCAGTAAATCCAACTAATCCAGATCCAATAGAAGTAAAACTTTTGACATTTAAATTTACATATGAACCAGAAGGAATCAATTTAAAAGTAGTTAAAAGAGAGCCCCTTCCTGCTTGGCCTAGGATAATTCCAGAATTAGGAACAAAGTTTTCCATATTATTTATTGGACAGTTGCCAAGATAATCAAAAGTCATTTGTTCCCCATCTACAAAAAGATAGCCACTAGGAATTATAGAGTCTGTTCCAGAAACGCAAAGCTCAACGTCTTGAGGGAAGGGGCCAATATTAAAACCCCCAGAAAAATAGAAATCGCCACTTAAAGGGACAGTCTTAGTAGGAAATATATTTTTTAAATCAAAATTATAATAAGATTCACTAACTAAATTAATTTGCTTGGTTGCAACTCCTATATTTCCCAGACCATTCATTTTGCTATAAGTCCAATTACTAAAATAAGGATAATAGTTTAATCCTCGGGCATAAATATTAAGCGCGCCGCTTGTAAATGATGAAAGTATCAAATAATTATCATTCTTAGCAAGACGTTCTTCGTGAGTTCCATAATTGGGACAATTTGGAGCAGCGTAAACTCCCCAATTTTTTACATAAAAGTCCAGCCATTGATCACCGATAATATTTTTACTATGATATCCGCCTTCATTATTTGCTCCAGAGCCTATTCTTCCCCCGACGTATTCATAAAAAATTGGGTCAAAACCATCAACCAAAATACCAGTTCTTACAAGGCCATTATTTGAAAAAGTTGGATCAGTTTTTTTACCAAACAATTTATTCACAGTCGCATCCAAAAAACTTTGAGGGGGATTGATTTTATAAGTTGATAAATCAAAAACTGGAGGAGTATAAAAAGCTTCGCCAGTTATTTTATTAGATGAATAATTCCAAAACAAGGTAGAATCTAGCGCAGGCTCAATGAAACCAACTTTATTAGTTAATCCTCCGCCTGTATAAATGACTTTATAATTAACTTTTCCAGTAGTTTTAATTCCATTTACAAAAGAGCAAGAGTCTTGATACGTATTGCTATTTAAAAAAGATTGAGTGCAATAATTTGGTGCATAATAAGGGTCACTAAGATTATTTCTAAAATTGGGTACGTAAAAACCATTAACAAATCCATTAAAATAAGCAGAATTACTGAATTGACCAGAGTCTGGATAAATAGTTTTATTTGCTTCAAAATTATATGTATAAGGACTTAAAAACATGGTTGGCATTAATTCATTTAATGCGGATATTCCTCCAAAAGAATTAGCTCTAATTGGGTATAAATTTTGAGTGCTGCTATAAAGCCCAGACAAGCAATATAGTTCTCTCGCAGACTCCTCCTTAATCGTCATGGAATACGTAATTTTATATGGAAAACCATTTAATTTAGAATTATACGCCGCTGTTGCGCCAGAAGCATTTGGATATAAAAATTTTATGGAATAGCTTCTATATGGTCCAGAATAATATCTTGGTAGATAGTTCTCCACTTTACTAGTTAAAGAAATTCCAGAATAGATTCCCGAGAAATAAGGTAAATAATCAGCATCATTTTGAACATCAGGAGGAATTGGAGCAAAATTTTCCCATCCCGCGTTTGATGCCCCCAAGATTGTGTCTTGAAAATAATAATACCCTATATTTTCTCCAGTGGTTTTGACCCCATTAGAAACATTACCAGTATAGAATTGGGAATCATATCTATTTACTAATGATACAGAATTATCATTTATATTTTGGAAGCCAGTCAAAAACATTACGCCAGAATATTCTGACCCAATAAGCTTGGATAAATGCAACAAATCTTGAGGATATATGGCTTCATTTCCAGAAAAATACACTCCTCCAGAGTAATTAAATCCAGCGTTTGATTGTGGATATAAGGTGCCAGAAATAGAATTTTGAAAATTATCACCAATAGATAAACATTTTTTAAATATATCGTCGTAACCAGAGAGGCCCGAAGAATCAATTTTTTTACTAAAATTTAATTTCGCAGCATTTAAACCTGCGTGAGAAGAACCAGACAAAGAAAAAAGAGTGGAGGTCGATACGCTAGAAGAAAAAGTCCTTGTAGAATCTCCATTTATTGACCCCGCAGACGAACTAGATATTACTGGGCGAATATTAATTGTAATATATTCTCCGCCCGAATCTGGAAAATTTGAATTATCAAAAGTCTGATAAAAGGCAAGCCCAGGTAAATCAGCAGATCCATTTAATTGAGGAGGACCAACGTAGGTTGGGATAAGGTGACCCAATTCGTCAGTGGGAGCATTATAAGGCCCATAGCAAGCCAATACCCCAGTATCATATTCATATACCAAACTATAAGGAGTTATGGGGTCACCATGAGAATCTTTTGAATTAGTTAAACTTAAGCATCTTTTTAAAAATCTTTTTAAATTGGCGTCTGGATTAGTTAAAACATTTTCAAAATATACAGATTGACTTTCGTCTAATTCAAAATCAACTAATTTCCAACCAGTCCAATTCTTTAAAGAACTAGTAATGACACAAATACCATTAGGATAGTCTCCAACGTAACTCTTTTGGACGTTCCATTTTAATTGATTATCTCCCTGATGCATTCTCATTAATGGCACGCCTTCCGCATAGTAGCCAGTAAAAGAACAATATTGTCCAACCGATATCTTGTTGGTGTGTCCTGCGCCATATTCCTCCGATTGATTAAATACGCCAGGAACATCAATGTTTACTCCAGATTTTAAAAATAAATAGTTGCCGCTTTGGTCGGTTTGATAAGAATACAAGGCTCTATTATTTGAAGAATAATCTTCTTTTGCTAAAATAGCTTTGTCAAAATTCGCGTATTCTTGTGCAACAGCATCATCAAAATAACCAGAGGTTCCTGGCCCATCATTAAATGTTCTATAAAAATTAATTCCAGAAACTGGACCAACATAAGAATCTGCATCGTAGCAGGGTTGATTCAAGATATAATTAATAGAAATTACCCCACTTGAAGTATTTATCAAAGCTCCAGAAGAGATACATTTTACCAAATCTCCAGGAATAGGATCATAAATTAGTTTTCCCGTAAGATAATAATATTGATTTTCTATGTCTTTGATGACATTAGTGTGCGTTGTAGATTTATCTAAACCAAATAAAACAGAAGAATCATACCAATTATAATTAACATTTTTACCAAGAGGATTTGCGGCGTCTGGAGAATTTATTACATCATTATTAATTCCATGCAAAGACAAACTTGAAAAAATACTATCAAAATTTGATTCTGTAATGGAAATATTAGAATACCCCATTGCTGCATTAAATTTATTTATATAATTTACTATTTTAGATTCGCCAATAGAATAATAGTTTCCATATCCATAAGTCAGAGCAGACACCCCCACACTTAAAACTGGAACGTTACCGACAAATGGAGAAACGGTATTTTCAAGATTAGCATAACTTGCATATGACAAATCAAAGCCATTTGTGTAAAGTATACCCGTATCAGCTTGAAACAAATTATACGCATATGTCCCATCGTCATTAGTTCCGCCAAAGGCATTACTCATGGCTTGTATAATATTTTTAGCCGTGGCACTGCCTCCCTCTCTTATATAAACGACGGAAGATGCCAAACCAAATAATTGACTATTGATACTCATTTTATTATTATACTAATATATTTAAAAATTCGTGACCTGTGATACGCTTATTGCGGTATTTATTATAGCTGGACCCCTGCCTTCATAATAAGTTGAATCTCCAATATTAATAGTGGGGGTAATATAATTACAATGGTCTGCGCCACCATCAAAACAGGGAGAAAATCCATTCACTTTTGTACCTAAAGATGACAAATATTTTATATGTGGAGAGCCAAAAGGACCACGAAAAGAAGTATTTTCTGATAAAACGATTGTTGAAGAGCCAGTGACATTATTTACTACTGGATTATTTGCAATAATGCGATATGAATTATTTGCCGTAAAAAGGTCTTGTCTTTTGCCGCCTGGCAAGAACCCATTTTGATATCTCATACTGATACATGGATCAAAACAGTTTCCAGCGTTAATATCGGCATCAGAACATCCATATAAAGAAAACTGTGGGCTTAAAGCATTGGCATATCCTTTATTTACATAATCTCTGGTGGTATTTGGAGTTGGGTCAGAAATATTACCTATCCAAACATTTCCATACGTCCTTGCCCCTCCATCACCATTTGTAAATCCAAATCGAGTGCTTGAAACACTCAAGGCAGCATCCGCAGACCCAAACGCAGAAATTCTATAGCTATTAATCTCTGCAAGAGTAGATTGATTTTTTTGTTTATATTTAGTAAAAAGGCCATAAATAGCTGGATTATCATATATTAAACTATAATTTGATCCCCATCCATAAGAATAAAATCCTTCTGAAACACCATTACCATTTCTATCTCTATTTTGCCTTCTTACCCTCCATTGATAAGCGTAAGGGCCAAACATTGGATATCTTTCAAGATATGAATTATTTGGTTTACCCAACCAGAAATATTGAATTGAGCTATTAGACTGTCTTAATCCTGGACTCATATAATTATAATTTGTGACATTTTTCTTTTTTAAAGGGTCACAGAAAATATAAAAAGCATTAAAACCTTCTATCCAGTAAGAAGTAGATCTCCCTAGTCCTCCCTTGTGCCAACCACAATTTTTTCCCGCAAGAGTTCCCGCACCGAGAAGATTTGTTTTTAATTTTTGAAATTCAGTGGTTGATAAAGTTCCAGGAGTGGTAGTTAAATCGCCATTTTCTATGTTCGTCGCTGTCAAGGTCGTCCCAGGATTTAGCAAGTTACTATTCCATCCAAAGCTATGGATTGTTCCAAAATTATTTCCATATTGCCATTGACCCAATCCTGGCGAGGCGCTGGTGTCAATACCACCATTTACAATAGAGGCGGCGGGATTATAAAGCTCTGCGGCGTTACCAAGCTTGCTCCATTTAACTCCATATGAACCCTTTGTATCTGCAATAGGATTTTGCATATTAGCCCAATGAGTAATTCCATTGACAACAACCTTTATCCCTTGTTGCTTGGCGGACATTTGATTGCTGCTATTACAAACTGGCAAATGATTTCTTCCATATAATGCATCGCCTTCTGTTTGGGAAAGCGCCCTATGATAATGAAAAAGAGAACCATAATGCAAAAGCCTACCCCAGGTTTCTCTAAGTCCCCTTGTATCATTTAATGTCCCAGGGGTATAACTTTGCACTGCCCCTCTATATCCCCATGGTCCAACAAATTTATAAGAAAAAACATCTCCATATCCACGATTTGGCGGAGGAATTTGTTCTTCTACCACATCTTCTGGAATGGCATCGGCGTCTTGAACAAATCCAGCATAAGATGGAACGGAAGAAGCATTACAATTTATTGTTACATCTCCTGCGTCGAAAGAAACTGTTAGGGCTTTACTTGCTGTAAATGCATTATTTCCTCCATTACGCATACTTACATCAAAATCTATCCAATCTTCAATAAATAATTGAGAAGGCTCGCTTATTCTTATACCAAATCTTCCCCTTGCCATACAGAAATAATAATAATTTTCATCTTCATTTTTTTGCGCCCCCTTAACGAAAGTCATGTTATAATTATTTTGTTTTAAAGTCTGCTGCATTGGATAATTGGCATACTTATATTTTAAGCTTGATATTGGAGAAGGCAAAGGAGGGATGCATCCAGATGGGTGAATCAAAGTACAATATTGGTCATCTCCTTCCAAGCAGCACCAATCACCAGATTGACTAGAAGGCACAATTTTAGAAAAATCAGGATTTAATAGAAATTTCTTAAAGTCGCCGTCCTGAATTGTTGGGTCAGAAACTGGTCCAGTGCAATCACTTTTTTTAATTCTATACCATTTATAAGACAACGGATAAGCATTTGTAGTTTTAGCGCTAACTGATTTATTACCATTACTTATTTTTAATTTATCCATCCAATATCTAATTTCAGGATAGCGATTGTTCATCTTATCTTCGGGGATAGTATGATAATCTACTGCGTAAGCCCTAAATGTAGGAGCTTGACCAATTTTACAATGAGTTATAGGCAGAGGATTTTGAACGAATATGGGAGTAAAGCAAGAGAAGTTTAAATTTAGCCTACCTATTCCATTGTATCCGACCAAATTCCAACCATTTGTTACAGTTGGGAAACTATTACCTTGAATTGATTCGTTATTAAAGCTAGGGTTATTTGTTGAATCATACACTCCAGAAATAACTGGCAAAAAAGAAGGAGGGGGCAATTCTAATCCTATATTTCCATTAAAATATCCAGGATAAAAGGAGTAATTATTTAAATTAATCCCTGCAAAATTTTGAGAAAAATTAGCTACTCCAGTAACATCTTGACCATTGCTATATGCCCCAAGAAAATATCTTCTAGTTATTTTTGGATCAAAATTACTAGCTGTTCCAAAAGAATTTGGAGACTTTGCCCATCCAGAACTTTCAACATAACTATTAGCAGAATCGTAACTAAAATAAATCTTATTCGTTGGATACAAATCAACGGAATTGCCTTTTACATAATTTTCTAAATATCTAGTGAAAAATCTTGATTGTTTCCCCGCTTGTAATTGAGTATAAAAACTATTATCGACTTGATTTTTCTGAGAAAGAACGGCGTATGAATAATCTTTTTCTATATTATTCCAATAACTAATCTGTAAAGATCCTGATAAAATATCGTATAAATTATTTTTAAAGTTTTGATAATTAGAATTTTGAGACAATATTAAAGAATAAATACCAGTATCATAAAACTGACTTTCTTCTCCGCTAATATATAAATAATCGTTTTTTAATATATCAGATTTTCCATTAGGAAAAACAGCGGAATACTGAGACAATAAATTGCTATATAATTGAGGAAATCCTGGGACTAAACTTAAATTAATAAAATCACTAGATGAACTAATTAATGTGGAATTTGTCCACAAGAATAAGCCCTTATTCATAGCGTAAAAATCAGAATGTAATTCTTCTTTATTAGCAATATCCAAAAGATTATCATAACGACTGTTGCTTGAGAGCGTGCCAACATCTGGGCTTGGCTCTTCTTCTTGTGGTATAGTATAAGTAAAATTAGGCGGTAAATCTGAGGAGTTTGGCTGGCCATTGAGCGTATTATCTAAAGTTAAGCTAATGCATCCATCGAGAAATCTAGCTCCATAAAATCCAAATTTTTTAGTTGCAGCATAATATGGAATTTCAAAAGTATAAGATGGACAAGCATAAATCGCCCCGCCAAATGTATGCGGAAGAAAATTAATTCCCATCGGGCACTGCCTCCTATCCCAATAATTATTTTCATTAGAAATTTGAGCCTCAAAAAGTTGACTACCATAATTAGAGCTTTTTCCCGCTGGAATAACGATACCCTCTCCTTGAAAAAGTCCATAATCATTTTGAAATGGAAACCCATCGGTATTTTCTTTGTAAAGAAAGTGCCAAAGGTTCCACCAATTAAAATAATCAAAAAACCCTTTAGAGGGATTACTCAATACATCTGCGGCAAGCAATAATTGGCTTTCTGTTTGTGTTCCAACGGAAAGAGAGCTTTCGGCGGTAATAGATGGACATAAAACAGTATTTAAAATATTTGCGCCAACAGTTTGATAAGCTGGGATTGGCTTTCCTCCACCATCATATAAAACATGTTGTATGGTTTCTTTTTGTCCATTTGGTAAAGTTCCACCTTGTTCACTAGAAACAGAATATCTTAAAGCAGTTTTTCGGTCAAAATTGTCCAAAGAAGTAGGAATGGGATTTGTATTAAAGAAAGTATTTGCAGTTATTGCCCCAACCGTACCGCCAATAATATTGTATTGGGATTCGTGCCAATAATAGACCGTAATAACCTCTTCAGGACAGGCATAAGCAGGGGAATTAATAAATGAAGTTCCGCCATTAGCTATACCATCCGCAGAAGCCTCGGCATTTATATCTGCCTTAGAAACAATACCAAAAAAATCATTATATTCTTGACTTGTTAAACTTGAACAATTACCATTTTGAGCAAGGGCGTCGGTGCCATTTGAATTAGATTTATAAACAGAAATATTTTGACCAAATGGTGGAGAAAAAGTTCCCTCTGGATGAAATGCGTTATAAAAATTATAACCATTATACCACATGTTTTCTCCCGTATTTCCCACGCCATGACAAACACCCAATAATGGAGTATTTAAAGAATAATATAAATAACCACTAACAGGCGTAGCTTCCGAAGTAGCACCACTTAAAAATATACCCTTTGGAAAAGGAAAAGAGTCCCCAGTATAGGAATATCCAGAAAAAAGATAACCAGAATCCCTCTGCTCATTAGATAAATATACAAGACTTCCAGTTATCCCAGCGGGATTAAGTATTTTACTAGACCAAAAAGAGTATGCTGTACCAGTAGGGATCGGCAAAACAGTAATTTGATAAGAGCCATCAAAAATATTATTTTTAATTGAATTATTTGTCGTAATATTCATCTAATTATTAGAACCTTTGTCCATTCTATTATATAATAAAATACACTATGTTGGCCATATATCATCCGAATAAAAACAATACTGGGTTTGCCTGCTCTTTTTCCCAATCTTCAAAAGATAATGCTATTTTTGCAACTTTAATAAAACAATCAACTTGGGATCCAAATAGTCAAATTGGAACGTTCTCAGCCAGTAGAAATGACCCATTTAAACAAGTTAATGTTAAGCTTGGACAAGTTGAGGCTGCGGCTATTTTAGATGCCCTAGATAGAGGCAGGGAGTTTTTAACCGTTCACGATAGCGATAAGCAGCTAAAGGCAATCAAGTTTAATCAATGGATGAATAAAGTCGCAGAAGGAGAAAAACCTTCTCAAAGAGGTTATTCATTTAGTATAGCTGTTACTGACAAAGAAGACTCTAGCGCAAAAAACAGTTTTTATATTGGCTTAACTTTTGCTGAAGGAAGATTAATCCGTGAATTTTTAATCCACGCTTTAAATAAATCTTTTCAAAAACAAGAAACTCTTCCAGAAAAAAACTCGTTCTGAGTATATAATAATTTAAAATATGGCAAAAAAGAAAGTTCTTATTCACACTGATTTCCCATTGGCAAATACAGGTTTTGGTAAAAATGCAAGAAATATTCTAGAGTATCTTTTTAATACTGATAAATATGAACTGGTTAATCTTGCGGTTGGCTCAGTCGAAGGTAATGCTCAAGAGTTAAATAGAACCCCTTGGAAAACCTTAGCTACTATTCAACCCAATAAGATAGAGCTCATTAGACAACAAAATGACCCCAAGAATTGGGACGGAATCAGCAGAATGGCTGGATATGGAGCTTTCGCTATTGATGACGCAGTGAGACAAGAGAAGCCAGATGTTTACATTGGTATCCAAGACATTTGGGGAATTGATTTCGCAATAGAGAAGCCTTGGTTTAATAAAATTACTTGCGCTTTATGGACTACATTAGATTCTCTTCCAATTCTTGATAAAGCAGTCGTTGCAGCCAAAAAGACAAAAAATTATTGGAGCTGGGCAGATTTTGCCACAAAAGCTCTACATAAAATGGGTCATACCCATACAAAAACAGTCAGAGGTTCATTAAATACAAATAATTTTTATAGATTACCAGAAGCCCAAAGATTAGCCATCAGAAAAGCAAACAACATTGACCCAGAAACATTTATCGTCGGATTTGTGTTTAGGAATCAGCTTAGAAAGAGTGTCCCAAATTTGATTCAAGGATTCAAAATGTTTAAACAGGCGAATCCATCTTTGAAGACAAAGCTATTGCTTCATACTTCCTGGGTAGAAGGATGGAATATCCAAAAGCTCCTAGAAGAGCACGGATTAAAACTCTCTGATGTATTGACTACTTATGTCTGTAGAAATTGCGGCAAGTATGAAATAAAGTCATTCTCTACTAATGATGAAAATTGTAGATTTTGTAGGGCTGAAAAAAGTCAAACAACAACTGGACCTGGATTTGGCGTAGATGAAGTTCAATTAAATGAAATTTATAATTTAATGGATGTCTATTGTCACCCATTCACTTCTGGTGGTCAAGAAATACCAATTCAAGAAGCAAAATTGACCGAACTCGTCACGCTTGTTACCAATTATAGTTGTGGAGAAGACTCTTGCGAAGATGGAGCAGGCTCCCTGCCCCTTGATTGGGCAGAGTATAGAGAGCCAGACACAATGTTTATCAAAGCAAGCACTTATCCGAATTCAATATCAAAGCAATTAACTAAGGTATTGAATATGAAGCCAGAAGTAAAAAGACAGCTTGGAAAAACTGGCAGGCAATGGGTCATTGATAATTTTTCTGTGGAAGTTATTGGTAAATTTTTGGAAAACTTTATTGACTCCGCTCCTAAAGTTAATGATGATTCTGCTTTTGAACCAACCAAAAATAACCCAAGCCCTAATTACAAAGTCCCAGAAATTAAAGATAACGCAGAATGGATTTTGCATCTGTATCATAATATTCTTGATGAGAAGTCAATAGACAGGAATGATGATGGATTTAAACATTGGATTGCCAGAATAGACAAAGACCTGAACCGCCAACAAATAGAAGATTATTTTCGTCAAGTTGCATTTAAAAATGGTCAAGAAAAAAATACCCAAGGAATAAAATTTGAAGACCTTTTAAATTCAAATGACAAAGGTAGGGTAATTGTTGTTCAACCTGGAAACGCAGAAGATATATTTCTCCTCTCTTCTCTCTTTAGGTCAATCAAAGAAAAGTATCCCGAATGGGCTTTGTATGTTTCTACAAAAAGAGAATATAAAGAAATCGTTGATGGCAATTCTCTTGTAGATAAATGGATAGAATTTAATCCAGCAATGGAAAACATTGTCTTTTTGGAAGGTAACAATTCTCATAAAGGTTATTTTAACGTCGCTTATATGCCGTATCTAACGACCCAAAAGCTTCCAGCATTCATGCATAACGGAAGTGATAAAATTGATTTTTCTTTAAAATATAATTAAATATGCATACTTTAGAATCTTACGCATTATCCTGCGGTGCAAAAATAGATAAACCCTTTGTTTATAAAGCCTATTTTCCTTTGCCTATCGAAAAATATATTCTTTTTCGTCCAGACAATAAAATTCCAGCAAAAGACTATTTTTATTGGCAGGATGTAATAAATTGCTTGTCTCCGAAGTTAGAAGAGAATAATATAAAAATTTTGCAACTTGGCAATCCAGACTCAATTAATTATGGCGGAGTGGTTAATTTATGCGGAAAAACTTCCATAAATCAGATGGCTTATCTAATGGAAAAGTCATTGTTGTTTTTTGGCGTCAATGGAATTGAATCCCAAATAGCTGGCTCAGAGAATAAACCTATTGTTAGTATTAGCACTGTATCTTACGCGAATAATAATGGACCATATTTCGGAGAAAAAGATAATCAATTCGTTTTTGAAAGTTTTTTAAGGACTGATAATAAAAAACCATCTTTTAATGAGCAAGAAAATCCAAAAACTATAAATTTAATTAATCCAGAAGAAATAGCAAACTCTATTTTAGAAAAATTAAATATTAATTTTAAAATTCCATTTGAAACTGTTTTTATCGGTAATAAATATTCTCATTTTTCAATACAAGAATCTCTCCCCAATTATAAAAAGGCCATTTTTAATCCAGAAGGAATAGTCGAAATTCGCGCAGACGTAATTTGCGACGACGAAAGCCTTGGTTACCAACTAGCTCAATACAAAAAGTCTTTTTTAATAATGGATAAACCCGTAAATATTAATTTGCTAAAGCAGTTCAAACAAAATATTGCAAATTTAGTTTTTAAAATCACCGAAACAGACCAGTTAGACTTTTTAAAGAAGCTCAGGGATGAAGGGTTGAAACTCATTTTAATCTCGGACCTTGATCAGGCTAAAGTAGAAAAATTAAAAATAAAATATTATTCTTTTGGCACAATCAATCCGATGGAGAAGCCAAGCAAAGAAAAAGTAGAAGAGCTTAAAAAAGACAAGGATTACCTCTATTATCGTTCTGCTAAAACAGTTGCAGCAAATGGTCAGCTTTATTATAGCTTGGCCGCTGTTGAAAATAATATTATTGCCAATAATAATTTTGAATATCAAAAAGTTATAGATTCACCTTCTTTTTGGGATAATTTAGACTTTTTTACAATTGTTAAATCAAAAGCTTGACATTTTTTAAATACGGGTTAATCTTTTAATATGAGCGAAAAAAATACATGCATTCCAAGTAAAGTCATTTCAAGAAACGAATATGGGTTGATTTGTAGTCCTGCAATTAATTATATCTATGGGGCGGATAATTTAATTGACTGGAGAAAGATGATTAACCCCAAGCATCTTGTCCCCAATAAGCTTAATTTTGAAAGATACAATAAACCCGTGCCGAAGACCATTGAGGGACTAGAAGACAAAGATTTAATGATTCTCCTTGCGGGAATTAAAGAATTAGCCCAAATCAGGGGTTATAATTCGGTAGAATATACAACCAGTTCTCCCGCTTCTGATTATGTTATTGCTACTTGCGCCATGAGTTGGATTCCAAATTTTGAAACAGAGGGAAGAGTCATCAAATTTACTAGCATTGGGGATGCAAGTCCATATAATACAACTAGCTTTGCAAAGAATTATTTGGGTCCAATCGCTGAAAATAGAGCATTTGTTCGCTGCGTTAGAAATTTTCTTCGCATTAATATTGTCTCCCAAGAAGAGATTGGCGGCACTCCTTCGCAAGACGCTGAAGCTCAAGACTCTTCAAGTTCTCTCTTAAAAGAGATTATGGCGGCAAACTCCGTGACTTTTGAAAAGATAAAAGAAAAGCTCATTGAAGAAAAGTTTGATGGAGCACAAGAATTGAAATCAGTCTCTGATATTCCTAAATTCAAGCAATTTGAATTGATCGAAAGAATTAAAAAGAAAGCCGCTTCCAAAAAGAAGTAATTAATTACTTTTTGTTATATATGTAGGCGTATAACTTATCGTTGCTGTTGCCCTTGTGCTTGGCACAGAAAATGAATTTGGCGTGGTAACGATAAGCGGTATACAGCTATCAATGCTTAATCTTTGTTTTGTTAAGGGACCAGCATTTACATCTTCATATAGAACTCTATTTATTGCAATAAATTCATTTTGAAAGAAAAGATACCCTCCTTGATAACTCTTGTATGCTTGATTTGGAGTCGTTTTACTTAAAAAAAATGGAGTTAAGGCTTTTGTCAATTCAGGATACTTTGTAAGCATAAACGCCTCATATTGATATTTATTAAGGCGAATATTAAAATAATTTGGATAACCCGCGATATTTGCCAAAGTTTTTTCTGTTATTTGTGCTTGTTGAGTACTGCCGTAGTAAGATAGTGTACCCATCCCTTGTTCATGCCAGATTCCATAGTTTTTATATCTTGTGTCGGTCAAACTGTTTGTGCATTGTGAATAAAAGAACTTTTGATAATTATTTTGAACTAAAGAAGATACTGTTTCGGTCAGTCTTCTAACCTGAATAGTTTCCCCCATTTGATAAGGATAATTGATTCTTGGTATAACATTCGTGGCGTAATTACCCGCTGGACCGACATTTGTATTTAAATTATAATCTATTCTTTGCTGAGTGGCTACATCGTTAGTAAAGCCACCTTGATAATTTATCCATAAACTCTCTGGTCTTTTTACGACTATTAGACTTTTTCCATTTGCCCACCCGTTTGAAGTAATTAATCTATTGGAAGATTCTATAACGCATACAACATATCTACTCAACACATCAAAATAATAATCTTCATCGAGCCCTGGATCGCCGTAATTGGCAATGACAGTGGCAGTAATGAGAGAGTTAGTATTTAGACTATCTACATTTTTCTTCGTTTGTTTTGCGTAAGCCAAGCTTTTTGTGTCTGCCATAGGTTTTAAAAATAAATTGTCTGAGACTGGAGTTGATTTTGTTGGAAGACCCCACTTAAATCAGGCGGAGGAGTATAACTTATTAAAGATGGATTTGGTAAAAGCGCACCAGTATAAGAATTAAAAGATCTAGATTGAAATATTAATCTTTGGGCGGATACTCCAGTAAAGCCATCAGATAAATATACAGTCAAAAGACCAGTCACAGGAGAAGTATTATCTAATCCAGAAACTGCCACGCCTAAATTTATATAATTTTGAAATTGACCCAATTGAAAATTTCCGGAATAATAATTTTTCCCCCCTGCGGAATAAATTGGCAAAGTAGAAGATCCAACGGTTGTGGTCCAAAATCCAGTAAAATTATATAATCCAGTGGATTTATAGGATAAAGTTCCAGAAGCGTTACTAGTCAAAGGATCCCCAGTACTCCTTATAAAGGATACAGTGGGTGGATAGCTGGACCCATATCCATATCCTATGTTTGTGAGGTTTAATCCTGTAACTCTATATCCTGTTACTACTCCTCCAGAACCAGTTATTTGACTTGTTAAAACTTCTCCATAGAGGCCCCCAGCTTGAGAAAGCAAAGAGCCAGATCCACTAATTTTTTTAAATTGACCAAGTTCTATCCCAGAATAATCTGGTAAACTGTAGCAAGAACCTCCTGTTGCCAAGATAATACTTGGAGAAAATTTATAACCAGATCCGCTATTTAAAGCAGAATAATTGGTGACAGCTTTATAATTTTTAACACCAGAGCCATATATGCCACTCAAGTAAACATTTACGAGATTCAAATACCCACTAGCGTTGCCACTTGGCGACCCTCCAGAAAAAGTGGTTAAAATTTGATTCGAGCATCCAGAGCTAAATAAAAAGCTCTCGTTAGCCTTTTCTAACCCAGTAACATAATAATAATTAGTGAATGATGCACTTGGGGCAGAGCCAGAATATAATCCGCTATTTGTTAAATTAAAACCAGTCACATAAGAAGAAGCGTATCCAGAATTATCAATTGGATACAACGATTCATATTTAATAGAAACAATTGATGGCAAGCTATCTCCAAAAATATCCCCATAAATAGTATTAAAAGAAAGATTATAGTTCAAAGGATTATCGCTATAAGAAAATGAATTTCCACTCCAACTTCCATTAAATAAAGAATCTTGATAATAAACATTTGAATCATAATCAGACAATGTTAATAAATTCGTTGCATAAACTTGTCGATTAGAGGAAAATTTTCCACCAATATCTCCAAAAGAAGAGGTTAGACCCAATGAAAATGTATTTAAATAGCTCACGCTAACAGGATCAACGTCTTGAAGCGGAAAACTATTAGAGCCAGAATTAATTGTAAAAACACTCGATGGAGGAGTCAATAATTGAAAAGAGTTATTGTAGAATAACAAATTCGGATTATAAACGGTAAAATTTGTATCAGAATTTATGATGCCAACTAATTGCCCACTAACATTATATGTATTTGGGAAAGATACAGAATAATTTATAGGATTTGAGTTTATAGAAACATCACAATTTACTGTAGTTGAACTAGATGATATATACAATATATTTAAATTATTAAAAGGAAGGGGAATTTTATTAAAAATACCATTTATCTGATAATTCAAGATATTATTACCAATATAACCATTTATAGCTTGATAATCCGATAAATTACAAGAGGAAATAATTTTTCCAGAATTATCGTAGACATATCCGCTCAGAAATTGAAAAGAAAAGGAGTTCGAGCTCTTATCAATAAAAGAGAATGTTACAGGATTATTAAAATCCGACAAAGTTATATTAGACAAGTCAAAATAAAATCCGCTAACTTGTGGCAAATAAAGATAATTTATACCAGTGAGTGTCATTAGTTATAGATTCCTTTTATCCTTGGTCCAATCTTGTTCAATATTGCTTCCTCGGTTGGCAACTGTTTTGGCCTATCAGAAAAAGTCATATCAGTTTTTACACCATTTTCTCCCACACTTAATTTTATACTTATTAAACCATTGGAAGGAGTTAAATAAGGCAAAAATCCAGATGGGAAAAATCTTGGAGAACCAGCCAAGCTCAAATCAATTGTTTTTGTTGGAACATCAAGATTGTAATTATTAATACCTGAAATTAAATTATAATATTGTTGCGGAGTAGTAACTATGTTAGAGTATCCTCCGCCAGAAATGACGGTAATATATGTAGTAGCTTTATTTGAATTTGGATCCAATTGAGGCTGTAATGTATCATCAACTGGAGTATGGATCATTTTTTGTTTAATTGTATTATTTCCAGTGGTATTTACTGGAGAACCATAGATGTTTGTTATCTTTGGAATGCGATATTCTTCTAATATATTAGTAGATAGTACTCCAGAATAATTTGCCTGAGAACCATATCCATATGAGACATTTTGTTGTGAATTTGGTTGCACGGGATAAACAATTGATGTGTTTAATGACCCATCTTGCAAAACGACAGTCCCATCTAAATCAGAGAAATAAATATCTCCATTAACATCAGTTGGCATAGAATAATTTTTATTTGGATTTTTCTGAATATAAATATCTAGGCTCCTTGAATTTGGACGATATAGTGTATCATTTTGAAATCCATAAAAGAATGGTTTATTTTTATCTTCTAACAAAATGCAACCATTTGCCTGGGTAGATGGAAAATTAAATCCTTGAAGGGTATAATTTGATCCCTGCGCGCCAGTTAATAAATTTCTACACATCTCGTCAAGGAGACTTAAGCTGCAAATACTCGGAGTCTCTGTCGTGAATTTTTTCAAGTCAGTCTCGTAGAGTCTCTGTTTGTAAGCCTTTAATGCGGCTTGATTAATTTTATTAATTGGCCTTGAATTAAATTGTGCATAGATATTCGGATGAGTAATGGTATCTGGAATGATTAAGATGTGAAGTTTTTTACAATGCTTCTTTTGGATGCGGTGAATATCAACATAAGTTGTTACAACTTCGTCTGGAAAGGTATCTATATTATATCCATCATAAACAAGTGTTCTAATTAAATCATCCACCTTTTCTAAATCTGGATTAGCGATAGGAAGAAAATCTTCTAATCTCCAATCTTGATTTTGTCTGTCTGTTTGAGTTAGTTGCTCTTGTGCGCTTTGACTGATACTATAATTTTGCGCGCAGACATCAGTTAATTGCATCGTTAACTGTCTATTGAAATCTTCCTGAGTTGTTCCCCAGGGATTATCTAATGATGCAATCCATAGGCCCGTCGGAACTCTTCCAGGATAATCGCTATAACCAGGAGGAATAAATGAAGTATAAGTAGAATTATTTCTGTAATAAGTTCCTTGAGAAAGGGATTTTACATATCCAGAACCAACAAAAACATCTGGATTTGGAAAAGTCTTAACGTCTTGATATCTGTCTGTTGATGGATCAAAAGAGTTTTCTAGTCTTGTATAAACTAGGCCATTTTGACCATAAAATCCAGCCGTTGGAGAAATATCTTCCAAAAGATTTCCAGACACAAATGGAAAAGTTGTTAGTGTTCCGCGTGTGACTGCGCCATATTTATACATTGAGTCTGCGGCGGCTTTTTCCCAGTTTATTATATCTTCTTTATAATCAGAAAAATAATAACCCAAGAAAACTCTGTAATATTGTTGATCAATATTCAAATTAGATAAACCATCTTTTTCTGCATTAGTAATGTTATCTGATAAAATATCTGTTTTGAATTGTTGATCAGTTATTTCTAAAACTGGGAACATTCCAAGGGCATTAAAATTTGCAACGCAATATGGATTAGCTAAAGAATCATACAATGTGACGCCATTTGCATCAGTAACAGGCTGCCCATTTTGATATCTTAATATGGTGTTTGCGCCATAGCTTACATTACGCAAAGCTCTTTGAGCAACAAACATATCCCTTAAAGAAGAATTATAATTTGTTAGCGCAATTGCCGCGTCAACATCACCATAGCTTCTACCATCTAATCTGGCAAAATTAAGATACCAAGCAGAATTTTCTACAGTAGCAGGGCCACCAGCAGTGAATACTTTATCAAAACAATCTGTATCATAAGCACTTCTATAGAAAGGCGTGCCATATACATTGATATCACTGATCTGGGCCTGATTTATTTCGTTTAAAGAAATGGGATGCATCGGAGTTATGCCAATATATTTTTTAACATTTTTGCTCGTTTGTTTTTCTTGAATAGGATAGTCATTTTCTACAACCACAGACTGCTTAAATGTTCCATCAAGAGAAACCTTGCTATTCATAGAAAGAATAGCTGTACCATTTGTATTACCACCATAATTAATCTGGAATCCTTGACCAAGTTCACTTGTGGGATCAGCTATTCCAGTTAATTTACTGATATCAATAGGATTCTTTAAATTGACGCCAATAAATGTTTTACCACTACAATAAAATGTATAACCCAAATCAGAGCACCAATTTTCCAAAACATTTCTTAGTGGACCATTGTAATTTTTTCTATATAATGAATCTGAATCTATATAACCAATTGGAAAAGCTCCTTTAAAAGATAAGCCGTTGCTTCTTAGAGATGAAAGTAATTCAATGAAACTATAAGTAACATCAGGAGAACTATTGCATCTTTCTGTTGTTGCGCTTTCAGAGCCAAGAATTAAATATCCGCCATTTAAATCAAACGTACCAAAAGTTCCAGGAGATGCGCCTTTGTTATTTGAAAATTTAATCAATTTATCCCAAGAATCATAAACGTTTCCATCTCCATAATAAACATTTGAAAATCCATCGTAAACTTTTCCATTCATACCAGCGTAAGACGCATAACCAATATCTCTGGAAACCACGCCTGTACCACTTACGACGCTGCCGTCATATTGACAAGTCTGACATCTCATTGGCATTTGAATAAGTGAGCTGGCAAAATGAGGAAAAGTAAAACCTTCTTTTCTAAATAATCCCACGTAAATTTTATCAAGAACAAGAGAATGGTCTTTGAAAACAATATGAAGAATTTTCTGGCCGGCTTCTATTGAAATATCATAAGAATACAAAAGAAAGTCAGAGAAAACAAGCCCATCTAAATCTATATCAAAAGTCCTTTCGTTTGATGCCCCACCTATATCAGCGCTACAATTTAAATCCCCCTGATTAATATCAAAAAGGGCAACGGACTGAGAAAATGAAGACGTTTCCAAAGCAACATGCATTTGAATTTCCGTGGGACTTGTGCTGAAATTTAATTCAGTAGATACATCATAAATCCATCCCCCGAAAGCATATGATTGCTGCTTCCATTTGGCGTCACTCAAAAAACGATTTTTTGCACCTTTTGGCGTAACCTTTACTCCTTGTAAAACTTGAATCATATATTATTAAAAATAAATTATTTCCCCGTTAATGTCTAATATAGGTAATCCATCAAATCCTAGGACCACACTACCTGGATAAATTGGTGAAAGATTAACTAAATTAGTTATACTATTATATAAATTAAATGAATAATTAGGGTCATTAAAATCACCAGAACAAAATCTACATCTACTATTTTTATAATAATCAATATTAAGGCTTTGTCTAAGGCCATTAACCCAAATTTGTTGATTAAAACCTAAAATTCCGCTAATATAGTATTGATTTCCAGATATTTGATAAAGATTTCTTAAAAAACCAGAATAAATAGGTATAAATTTAGCCTCAAGATAGTCTTGATATGGGTCATTAATGTCGGATAAATCATTGCCAGAAACCCTTAATGTAGACCCACTAGAAGTATAATTTAAGCCACTAATCATTTTTTGACCATTTAGGTAAAAATCATAGTTAAATCCCGAAGCCAAATTTATACCACTTATACCAGTAATTGAAATATATCCAGCGCCAGAAGCGCCAGTAGAAACATACCCGCTTTGATAAGGCATTGTGAAAGTTACAGGATAAATGTCATACAGAAGAATATCATTGTTATCAAAACCACTAATTAAATTGTTAAAGGCAACGGTATAATCTACTCCAGAAGTTTCCGCAAGACCATTGCCATATATCTGTGCTTCCCCACTCACAATTGGATAAAAATTATTAAAGATAGATAATTCAATATTAGAGTTATTTACGGGATAAGTATAAACTTCTACGACGTCCCCAGAAACAAGCCCTTGCTGAATATATAAATCAAAGGCGGAGTAGCTTGCTCTTGTACCTGTATCATATTGAATTGAAATTCCAGTACCAGTAAGGGTATACTGGACGTTTTGAATTTGAGGAGTAAGACCATAATAAGATAAAATATTTCCCGTTAGCCCAGAACTAACATAAAGGCTTCCAGAAGTTCCATCTTGTTTTACATATGAAGTAGAAACGGTTTTATAACCTGTTATGCCAGTTTCATAAATACCCGTCCAATAAGATCCAGTTATTTTTGCGGAGCTATATCCAGATGTTGAGGAAGAATAAGATGAACCAGTAGCAAAAGAGCAATCAACACAATTACTTATGAATTGATTTGACAAATTGCCGCTAAATAAATATATATCTTTTATAACTCCAGAATATCCGGTGAAATTAGGTGGATAATTTTTCATTCCTCCAATAAACAATTGAGAAGAATCTAGCGCCCCACTCCCCGCATCATAAAATTTCTGAGTAAATGAATTGTCTCTCAAATTCATTAATCCAATATTTACAAATCTATTGTCTTGAACACTAAAATAAGCAAAATCACCACTACCAATTTCTTGTGATAAAGTATATGAATAATTTTTAGTGTTAAAAAAAAGTCTATTAGAAGGAGTTATGCCTAATGATACCCCAGAAGTAGAACTATTATAATCGAAAACCGTTGAAGCAAGCAAATAATTATTACTCTGATTATTTAAGCATCCGCTATAATTCAAGGAAAAAATTGTGGAAAAAATACTAGGTATACCTGTACCTATTTGATAAGGTTGTGTTTTTGAAAAAATACCACTAGTTTGATTACCTGTACCGACAAAAATTAATGGCAAAGAAGGGGCGTAAGGAGAGCCACTAAATAGATTAGCGCCGGTTGTATATACTTGGTTATAAACCAAAGAAGGAACGCCGCTAGAAAATGAATATAGACCAAGAATAGAAATTCCTGTGTTTACTCCTGCTGCATTTAAGCAAGTTAAAAAAGAGTTAGTATTCATTTTCCTTTGTCCTAATATGATTAATTACACTTAATAACCAAAATTATATCCTCCAGGACGAACTGCAACAGTTCCAGAATATGTACCAATTGCCTGCAATTTTAACAAAGTAGAAGAAATTGAGGCATTATCATTTCCTAAAAATTCTTTGGACAAAGAAATATCATAAACACCCGTGCGTAAATTTTCATCAATTAAAAATGCCCCCACATCGGTGTCCGTGCCAGAATTTACATATGTTGAAGTTAATCCATTCATATATCCATAAATGGCAGATGCTGCGGCTGCTTTATCATATGTTTTTGCCGAAATTGTAAATTTTTGCTTTGGCTGTGTCTGTAATTGCAAGTCTTGAACAACAAAAGATCCTTCAATATTTGCGGAAGGAAGTAATTCATATATCCATTTAGAAGGAGAGCCATCCAAAGAATATCTTAATTCAGAAACTCCAGCGGGCTCATAAGAAGCATTTAATTCCAAAGATAGCCTTAATGTAGCTAATTTCTGATTCTCATTCACAACAATTTTTGAATTATAAGACAACCTCTTAAAAGAATCATGCAAACTTGAAAAAATTGGAGAAGAAGTTATCAGTCCCGACAAATAAGGACGGTAAGCATCGTTTCCCGAGAAATTTATATTATTGGCGGTCTTAAATTTATCTAATTGATTTCTTTTATATTCTAATGGACCAAAACATCTAAAATCCCCATTTATTCTCCAATTTTCTGTATTTGTTAACCTATCATTATCCCAAGATACATCATAATCAAAAAATCCAGTTTTTATTGATGCGCCAGAGATATAACCGACTTTAATATCAATTGATGCGGATCCAGAGTCAATTGTGGCAGAATAAGTATCCTTTACCCAGTTGGAAACATCAAATCCAAATTCGTCTCCAATGTCTGATTGGAGATTATAATTCAAAGTAGAAATAACATTTTCTAAATTTTTTGATATTGGCGACCCTTGTATTTTTAATTCGTAATTTATTTTTCTAAAGTCTGCCTCAATGCTATCATCAATACTTAAATTGGTGGTATGAAAATAAGGACTTGTTATATCTCCTGTTATATATTTATAAACTTCATTAACGCTATATATGCCCTCTGCGCGATTTATACTTTCTGAAGAACTCAATAATACCCCGCTTCCATTTGGAATAAAATAAGGTGCGCAATTTGAATAAGGGTCTTTTCCAGTAAACTGACCTACGAAAGCGATTGCATTTGCAAACGCTCCAACATTGTTTCTTACGCCCCTAGCGCTAATTTTATGATTAACATTTACTGTTCCATCATCATTTTGAGTGAAAGAATATTCATTCGAAGGATCTATAACTCCACTGGGAAAATCATAAGATTTTAATTTAATAGAATATTTAACAAAGCTACCCGAGTAATAAGGATTTGGTTCAATTGATATAGAATCAACGGTTACATTATCCCATTTATAAAGATTTGCTGTTGTATCTGTGTCAACGCTTAATGTTTTAAATTGATTTGCGAATATGGTTGTCAAAGCAGATATTGCTGCCCCAGTAGTTGATATACCAGAATAAAGACCATCCAAAGTTATATCTGTATTGTATCCATAGATATAACCAAAATTAATTGGCGATTTTGAATAATTAATTAATGGCGTGGGACTTAGTGCTGTGCCATTATATGATACTGTTATGCTATTTGTCATAAATTAATAACCACCGAGCGCCACTGTCGTCGGTCTTTGATTTGCTTGTATAACGTCGGATCTTTTCTTTAATGTATAATTATAATCTATTTTTACATTCAGCTCTCCTTCGGAGCTAAAAGAATAACTAGAATCAGCAATGAACCAATTAAAAGCCACGGTTGGATCGCCAAATTGAGTCATGAATAATTGCCCAGCGTATTGATAAACCGCATTTAAATATTGATATAGCGGTAAACTATTACCATTCGAATCATCATTTAATGGTGAAAAACTGCCAACATTATTTGGATAAAATTGATTATTTTGTTTGCCAATTGAAGCTTTTACATTTACTGATATCATGCCCCTTTCCGATTGATATTCATAAGTCATTATTGACTTTTTTGTAGGGCGATTAACAATTTTGTATTCTTTAATAATGTCTGGGGGAGATTTCTTTTCGATATCATAATCTAAAACCTTAAATACTACCCCATTATATGCGACAAAATAAGTTGGATTGTTGCTATATTCAAACTTTGCCATTGCTTTCGTTTTAATATTAGGATAACTTGCAGCGCTTTTAATCAAATTAATTTTTGGATAAATAGAGTTGATATTAGAAAAATTTGAACTATAATACCCACTTACTGTTGGCCCAGTTGAAGAAATAGCAGAATTTATCAAACTAGAAAAAGTAGAGGCATTACCCGTAATCCTATTAGATACAAAGTCAAAAGCATGAGACGCTTCAACTCTATTATATTTATCAATATTAAATTCAAGTGTTTCTGACTGTATTGTTCCTGGGCCAGAATAGTTTGGATTATTGGTATAAGTAACATCATAATTTAACTGCAAGCTGTTTGTATCATAAAATCTTGTTAATTTTAATGGAGAATTTATTAATCCAGAAATAGCATTTATTCCATAAGTGGAATATTGCGTATCTTGCAACATAATGTTTGAATTATAAAATTTATTAAACATAATATTACAACGACCATATGATCCAGTATAAAAATTTTCAAAATCAGTCTTTGCAGAAACAAAGCTAATCTTTGCCATTGTGGAAGCTTTTTCTGAAACATCAACGGTTCCATCTGTATTTAAGTTAATTGAATAATTCAAGTTATAAATTGAATTCGTTGAATCAATTGGTAACTGCTCTCTTTTTCTTGAAAAAGTATAAGAGTTTTTCATTAAGTCATAAGACTCTGAATAATAATTTCTAAATACCGCGCTGTCCCCAACATAAAGAACATTACCCACCATTGTATCTATGCCAAATGTGGTATTTTTGTCTTGACTAAAAATACCGCTAACTAATTGCTGTGCATAAGATTTTCTTCCTGTTTGAGAATTGCTTCCTGCCCAACCAGTTTGCAATCCAAAAGAAACACTGTGTCCAAATTCTCTGTTTCCATTTGCATTGGTTGCAAAGGTGAAATCTTCTTTAAAATCCAATAAATATTTACCATAGTTAGTAAAAAATGTTGAATCTAAACCTTTATAATAATTTCCCGCTAATTCAGTAAAGTCGCTAGATAAATTGGCATATGGCAATTTAATTTCAACTGTTACTGAAAATCTTGAAGCCCTTAAACTATCGCTGGGAAATTGATAAGTATTTTGGGTATTAAATACTTTGACATTAACATCTCCAGAGTAAACACTTGAAAATTGCTGTTGAATTTTGTTTTGAATTACATCTGCGCTTTGAGTAGCAAAATCAGTACTATAAATTTCATAGTTGTATGTATCAACCTCCCTGAGCATAAGGGCGTTGCCGAAAAATTCTTTCTTTTTTTCGTACCCTAGTGTGCCAGTTATTAAACCTACAAAATTTGCCATATAGTTATAATATTATACTTATGCTTTTACAGTTGCTGGAGTTTTATTTCCAGTTACTTCTTCTAATTTTTGCTTGAACTGAACAATTTGTTGCTGCATTTCTTGTATTTTTTTGCCGTTTTCGTCAGTAACAGTAACATTTACATGCAATGGCTCTGCACTCATTTTGACATCAACCTTTTGTGGTTCTTGTGGCTTTGCCTCGGTTTTAGAAGCTTCTGATTTTGGATTGGCTTTTGCAGCAGCATCTCCAGTTGGGATTGCCGCACCAGTTGGAGCAACAACGCCACCAGATTTGTCTAAATGAGGAGCAAGACCATGAGATTTCTGCCATTCTGGATCTGTTAAATTTTTTCTAAAATCTGGGCTAAATAATTCAGAGTTTCTGACGCTGCCACCCTGAGATTTTATCAATTCTTTCATTTTCATGGCATTTTCTAATCTATTTATGCCACCTTCGCCCTCTTGCATTTTATTAACATCTTTAGCTAAGAAAGAACTTGTCATTCCTCTTACGCTCATGCCTGCTAAAAAGTCGCCGCCCATGTGCGCACCAGGTTTATTTACTCTTTCTTGCGCGGATTCTAACATCATATCGCCCATTGTTTCAGATGCGTTTCCTCCTCCAGAGAGGGCTCCTGCACCAATAGAAGCAACATCTACTAAATCTCCTAAAAATGGACTACCTCCTACGAATTTTCCAACTTTTGCTCCCATACCTAATACTTTACCAGCTTTAGAAGCTTCGCTGGCGGTCTTTGCTGCCTGTTCCGTGGCGGCAATGGCTCTACTTGTGCTCGCCGCTTGTCTTCCAGATTCTCTTCCTGCATTTAAAGCAGAATTTATTTCTGCATCAGTTACGGGAACCCCAGGTTTAAATTGTGGTTTAAGTTGTGAAGTTGGTTCAAGATGAGTTAATTCTCCTGGCAAAACTTCCCCGAAAGATAGACCTGCAGCTTTTGGACCCCCAAAAGATTCTGGGATATGAGCCATCTGTCTTTCCAAGGCTTTTGCCTGTTGAGTAGCTAGATCTACTCTAATTGTCCCCTTTGCCGCTGTGGCAGCCCCTGTTGCAATAGCGCCCTCTGCCGCAACAGCTCCTTCTGCCGCCGCGCCAATACCAAAAACTCTACCAATGCTTTTTATACCACCCATGACTTTTCTTCCACCAGCAGCAATTCCTGCGCCAACTTCACCAATTGCTCCCTTGCCACCAAGAACGCGCAAAGCAATCATGGCGCCCAAAATACCAGTCAAAAGACGAACGGTATCTTGACCATATCTTGTAATAAGACTATCTGTTATTGGAAGAATTGCTTCGCTAGATTTTGCAGTGCCTGCGGGTGGTTCACCCTTTTGTTTCTCCATTTCTGCTTTAACTTGATCTTGTTCAACTTTGTTTTGCTCAATGGCTCCAGCTTTTTTACCAAGATCAATTGCAGAATTAAACGAGTTAATTTTAGTCGCAAAAGCATCAACGGCATCCGTAGATAACTTAAGAGATTCTGCGGATTTTTTTAAAGCGGCGTCGAATTCTGGGTTTACGCCTTGCCCCTTTTTCATTTTTTCCAATCCCTCTTGTACTGATTTTGGAATAGGTAGATTTGTGCCTTTAAATTTCTCAAAAATTGCAGCTTGGCCAGCTTCTGCACCAGAAGCCATAAATCTACCAATGCCGCTGCCTTGCGTGGTACGAGCTTGTCTATTTGCTATACCTCCAGAGGCGGTATCATACAATTTCTTAATATATGGGTCATTATAATCTCTTTGGCTTTCGGGAATTGCAGCCAATAATCTTGCGGCCCCTTCGCCTCTTACTCCAGCATCTCTTGAGCGCAGTCTAGATTCTGCTCTTCTTATTTCTCTACGTTGCTGACGAAAAGTATTTCTATCTAAAATTCCTACTCCGCCTAATTGACCGGCAGCCTCTTTAAATTTAGAAGCGGCAATAGCGGCAACCATTGCATCAGAGCTTTCTTTTTGCTGAGTGTTGCCTTCTTCACCGACCTTTTGAATATCAAGGAGAGTTTTGTACATTTTTTCATTTACATCTCCTGCGGACATTGTTGAAATTTGACTGAGTAAAGTTTTGTAATCTGCCTCTGTGCCTTTTCCTCCTGTTCCAGCTTGAAAGTCTTTAAATTCTCCAAGATAACTTTTGGCAAATTCGTCTGGAGAGGCAGCGTTTTTTTGCAAATCAAATAACTTTTCTGCCCCACCTGCTCCGGAAAATTCTTTTTGTCTGGTACCAAGATATTCTGTTGCTTTGCTCAATGCTTCACTTGGCTGTACAGTACCAGTTTTTCCAGAAACTTCTGCCGTTCCTAAAGATGAAGATATAAATTGACTAATTTGCCCACTAATTAAAGAACCAATATCTGCGCCTCCTTGAGCTTTAACAGCTTGAGCTTTAAGACCAGTTTGTTCTGCAATATGAGACTGCTCTTCCTTTCCTCTCTTTAAAATCATTGACTGTTCGCCAGTATATAAAGCTTCTAATCCCAATCCCTTTTCTTTTTTGGAATATTCATAACCTTCTTGCATCCCCTTGCTCTGAATACCATATATATTTTTGGTATTAGCCATTGAAGAAGCAATGGAACCGCTTTGCAATTTATTTTGCAGAGACTGATTGTAGCTTTGGCGCAAATAGACTTCTTGTATTTGGAGGCTTTTTAATTTTGCAAGACTTTCTTTGTATGCACCAATTTGATCATCTGGTATAGCGATTTCTTGGAGTTGTCTATTTAATTCCTCCATTACTACTTTGGCGTCTTTCTCTGATAATTTTTTATAGGATTCTGTTTCTGTTGCTCCTTTTTTAATTGTTTCAACATCTGATCTGGAAACTACTCCCGTAGCCATTCTTTGTACTAACTCCGCATTTCCACCTTTTTTACTTTGAGCGGTAATGAATTCCCCTTGAATATTTGATGCAGCACTACGCATTAATTCTATATTTTCAAGTTGTTCTTGCTTATTTCTTGGGGTAAAATTTCCCTGGGCACCATTTCCAAGATTGACTCCAAATTCAGAACGAGCTTGTTGTTGTTTTGCAAATTGTAATTCAAATCCGCTTCTATTTTTTTCATTTTGTAATGTATCAACTGCTTCTGCCCCAGCCGTTGCTCTTGCTTCGGCTGTGCCTGCGCCTTTCATTGCGGCGACAATTGCTCCACCACCTTTTACTCCGCCTAATTCCGCATAAGATTTTGCTAAATTTCTTTGGAGAGCCGCTAACTGACCAGTGCTTACCGATCCAGATCTTAATGCAGAATCAAGAGCATCATAACTTTGATTAACTGTATTAACTGCTGAAGCAGTTTTTTCCAATTTTGTACTTATTAAATCAAATGATCTCTCTAGGGTTCCAGTTTTATAAACCATTTCATTAAGAGCATTAGAAACTCCAGAAGCCATTACTGCGCCAGAAAGGGCTGTCCCAATTTTATTTGGAAAAGCTATCATGAATTGCGCTGCCATAGTGGCGCTATCTGTTAATGCTGATACAGCTTTTGAAGCATTAAGATATCCACCGGCTTGAAGCCCTTGAGAAACAACCCCACCAACTGCGGGAGCAATCATGCTTGCGGCAAATCCTTTAGAGCGAATTGACTGCTCTCTTTCTTGCATTTTTTGGGCATACGGAATGTATGATTCGTGTTGAGATTTTAATTCTTCTTGAGATGTACCAAATTGAAAACCTTGTCCTTTAAATTTTTGATCAAAAACTTTTTTAAATTCTGCGGCCAATTTTAGCCCTTCGTCCGGTGCATATGATTGACCACCATATTTTACATTTTGACCTGCTTCCAACCTTTTTTGCATTGACAACAACTGTTCTGTAGCAGTACCAACTGCATGCTGCATTTTATCAAAACCATAAGAAACTGCAGGCATCTTTTTAGCTGTCCAATCTGATAATCCTATACCTTGCATGGCTCCAAGAGCAATACTTCCTACGGCAGACATATCCATTGCAAAGTTTGGAATTTTTTCATTAGGCGTTCCAGCATTTACTATATCTGGTCTTCCAGACATAAGATGTTGTCTAATTGCATCTGCTGGACCATTCTGATAAGAAGAATCATAAACTAGTGCTCCCCCAGGATTTCCAGGACTTTTTACTCTTGAAGAAAAACCAAGTTTTGCAGTTGGAGAATTCTCCCTGCTAAATGCATCGGCAATAGGATTATATCCCGAAGCCAATCCACGAGCATAAACTTTTGATAATTCAATGTATTCCCTATTAAATCTTTGTTCTATGTTTTGTTTATTTGGGCCAGCCATTACTTTTACAGCGGCTCTTAATTGCGTAAGGTCTTTTCTACTAGTTGCGCTACTATAAGATAAATCTCTTTGTATTTTTGTAGTAAATGTCGCTTGAGGGAATATGCCTTGTATATCCTCTTCCGTAAAAAGACCACTGCTTGGATATTTTTGTCCAGGAATATTAACTTCGTCAACGGTTTTATAATTATCTTTTTCTTCTTTTTTTACGAAACGAGTAAATCTTCCAGCTTTTACAATTCTCAATCCTTGGCTAGACGCAAGCTCCTCTAATTTTTTTTGATGCACTGAATCCAATATTCTGTGAGGCACCATTCCACCCCTATTTTTGAAAGCGTTACGATATAAATCGTTAGGGGTAAAATAACCAGTTATTGGAATAGAGCTTGGAATTTTTGGATTATTTTTTCTTAACTTTGGTAAAAGCTTTGATAAATGATGAATTAAATTTGGAACTTTGGGGCCGACAATTGTTCCTCCATCTATTTTTGTTATTTCTCCAGCGTTTAATGATTCAAGAAGTTCGTGAAAAACGTTATTGGAAATAGACGAAGAAAGATAATGTATTTTTAATGTTCCATCTTCAGAAAGATCAAGGTCAGAACCGCCTTTACTAATTATTTTTCCAAAATTTGGAGCATATCCACTTGCAAACGCATTTTTAACTCTACTTGATAAAGTCTCATTTAATGATTTTCCAGTGGCTAAATCATAAGTCATTTGCTTCGCTAATACATTTCCATAGCTAATCTGTTCCTTTCCTTTAGGATCACGAAGATCAACGCCTCTAGTATAAGCCCTTGACCCAAATGAAATTCCCTTAGATGAAGCAAATTTTTGTATTGTAGATTCAACTTCTGAGGCCGCTTTTGGGTTTGTGTAATGAACCACTAAAGAATCATTGTGTTTCGTCGCGGCAGTTAATGTCCCAGGAGTTTTAAAACTTAAATCCATCCCGTATTTTTCCGAAATAGGTTTTAAAGCCGCTTTTAATTCCAAAGAATTTTCATTTATTTTTGATAAAGAATTTAAATCTGTTGAAAAATAAGACTTATAATTTCCAACTGCTGGATCGGCGGCTTTTTGCCCCGTTTTTATAACATCCCATTGCGCCCAGGCGGGATTTGATTTATCGCTTGAAGAAGTACCGGCTCTATACGCTTCTCTTTCTTCTTTTGTTAATTTACCGAATACATCAGAAGAGGAAATGTTTGGGTCTTTATCTGTTAGGCTCTCATAAAGATACGATTCGGCTTTTGTAAAATCTCCCGTTTTTTTTGCTTCGTTAATTTTAGATTGAATTTGCGATTGACTTATTGTAATTTTTTGATTTTTCCCTAAATTCGTTAAAGCAAAATTTGGAACAACTCCACCAGATTTCTTTATGTATTTTTCTTCAAAATATCTTTCTTCTCCTTGATAGTCTTTGGAAAAATTTCTTAATAATTGATTTAATTGACCTTGGCTTTCCGTGGTCATTCCTGGGCCAATTAACGAAAGAATATCTGGATGCGCTCCTAAAAATTTTTGAAGATAATCTTCATACCATGGACCATATGTTTTGGGGCCGCCGATAATATTTTCGCCTTTAACCATAGTTGTAGGAGAAAAAGATTTTCCTCCTCTATACCAAGGCAAATTTCTTGCTGATTTTATTGCGGGAGATGCGTCGGCAGACGACAACAATGGTTGTTTTTGCATCTGGTGATATATTTCTTGGCCCTCCTCTTTTGCCGCAAATACAACTGGATTTAAAAATTCTAAATTTTCAAAACCTTGGGTGTTATATGCACCAATTTGTTTTATAAAACGATTTTCAAAAACTTCTTTACTTGATCTTATGTGCCTTAAACGCTCAGGACTTTCTTGTATAAACATTTCTGGGCGAGATAATTCGTGAACATAATTTGCAATTGCCCCAGGCTTGTTATATCCTTTCTTATTCCACTTTGCTGGACTGCCAACTTTTTCTACAGCTTCGTATCCAGATTTAGCAGAGATTGGAAGAATTTGTCTGCCATATTGCCCCTGAATCATTGATAATAAATCTATAAATGGGTAATCTAAATTTTGAATTTCTCCATCAGGCTTTTGGTATCTTGTTCCTTCGACAGATATTGTTCCTAAAATATTTGCAAAATTTGGAACAAGTCCTCCTGAAAGTTTTGTTGGTCCAGGAGGTCCATAAGTACGAAGGATTGCTGGTTTTCCAGATCCACCATAATTTTGTCTTACAACTTCTTCACTATTAATAATTGTGGGTCCGACTCCAGGGATATTTGGACCAAACATAGCCTTAACATTAGGAGAAGCCCCCTTTGCTCTGGCGTCCCTTTCTTCTTGTGCAAAAGCGGGAACATACCCCGCCGAAGCACCAGCTCCTTTAGAATGTGCAAATGCGTCCGCACTTAAAGACGGACGAGCCAAACTAGCGATTTCTCTTTGGTATCTGGCCATTGCAGCGAAATGCGCTTCTTCTTTTCCGAGGTCTGCTAAATAAAGTTCAGTCACTTTATTTATGCTTATTTGACCAGACTCAAGCTCCGCCAATAAAGTTTTATGATTTTGTAAAAAATTACCCACGCTGGACAAAAGACCTTGTTGACCTTTTAAAGCATCAGTTATCCCCATCATGTTTTTGCCTGCGTCAATAGCAAATTTACCAAGACCAAGAACAACCTTGGTCAATAACATCGCGCCAATTTGAAGTCCTGGTCCAGATAAAATATTACCAAATGCATCAGCCAATCCTCTGCCAATTGTTTTTCCAAATGATTGTCCAAAAGTATCATCTTCTGAAAAATCAGCCAATTGACGTTTTACAAAGTCTAATTGACCATTTACGCTATCAAGACCCTTTTTCATGTTTCCGCCAAAAGAAACATTACCCAAGTTAGAAAATAATTCAGTCAATTGATTTGCAGAAACATTTAATTTAGAAGAAATTGTCTCATTTAATTGAGCCATTCTTTTATCAACAACTCCTGTAGAATTTGCGGCGGTTGCGGCAACTTTATCAAAAATAGTAATTCCATTTCCTAAATCTGCCAAAGACGCCTTAAGAATGTTAACTTGATAAACACCGCCAACGGTTTCAGATATGAATGATTTTTGCGCTGCACCAAGATGACTATATTGGGAGGCCAAATTTTTCATGATTTGGACCATCGGTAGAATTTGCCCAGCAGCATCTTTTGTCGTTACTCCAACTGCTTGCAAATCAGAAAGCACTTCTGGACGAGCTAATCTTGTAAAGATTGATTTAAAAGCGTTACCAATAACTGCACCACCACGAGAAGTTTGTGTCTGGGCGGCAGTAACGAAGCCTAATAATTGATTAAACTGTATCCCAGCTTCAGCAGCGGTGGAGCCCACGCGTTCAATTGCTTTTGCTAAGTCCTGAGCACTAACAGCGAATTTTGTATCAACAGCAGTGAGTCTGTTTACAACATCAGCAGAAGTCAACGCCTCTTTATTAAAAGAGTTAATTGAAGCAGTCAATACATCAACTGATTCTCCGGCGTCTAAACCAGAAATTCTCATTAACTGCATTGCAGAACTCATTCTTTTTGAGGTTTCTGCCGCGCTTACACCGTGACGAGCAAATTCAAGAGCAACTTTACTAGCAGTCTCAAATGTTTGTCCAGAAGCAGAGGCAGCTTTGAACATTTCTGCGGAAAAAGTTTTTAGGCTGGAACTTCCTAAGCCCAAAATCATGTTAATATTTGTGATATTTTTTTCTACATCAATTGTTGAAGAAACAAGTTTATCAAATGCAGATTTAACAAGATAAATACCACCAGCAGAAGCACCGAAAGCAATAACGCGGGCATTTGCCGCTTCCATTGACTTTTCAAACTCTGTAACTTTGCCAGTTATTCTTCCAAGTGGTTGACCTCTACCAGTAAAGGCTTTGTCAAAACGTGCTGCCATTTTTTCAGCAGCATCCGTTATACCAGAATCAAGTCTTGATTGATCAATTACTGGAGTTATTAATACCTTTACCTGGCCTAAATTATCTTCCATAATCTTATTCTTTGTTAATTAACAATAGTAATTACACTATTTTTTAGATTTAACAATTAAGAATCAGATTGATTTTGCTTGGCAATCATAATGGAATGCTGTATATCATACCATTTTAAAACATCCAAGGGTTTTGCTTCAAGAGATATATCGGGGGGACTACCCTTTGCGTGGGATAAAACGTTTAAATTCCTTACTCCTAGTGAAAATAAAGAGGTTTGGTTATTGGTCAATGAATTAATTGGTTTACCTAAAAATCCATCAATTCTTTCTTTTGAATAGGAAAATTTATTTAAAAAGAAGGGTAAACAGGCTATTTTTTTAATATTTTCTTCTGAAAACTTTTTATACGTCTTACTCAAACTGGTATTAAATTTATTAATTTCAGACATTTCTAACTTTTGAAACTCTTCATAATCAGATACGCAGGGAATTGTACAAGGCTCATCTTTAAAAAAAGAAAGATATGATAGATAATCTTCTATATCATCATCAATAAGATCTTCTATGCTTCTGCCTAATATGCCTTTTCTATCAAAAAGTATCTCACTGAGCTGTTTTTTTGTATTTTCAATGATTTTTTGAATGGGGGCGCGTTGCTCGGGAATAATATTATGGATATTTTTTTCGTTATCAGAAATTAAATATTTGAATTCAAGAATTTTATTTTCTTTTTCCTCCGACCATTCTTCTGTAGCTAGGGCATTTTTTAGCAATTCTAATTCGTGTGGGACACCTTCTTTAGAATAAAAATGAAACAATTCTGTTCTTTTTTTCAAAATAAAAAATGATTCTAATTCTGAAAAATGTTTTACATACAGATTAATATCTGGCTCAAAACTACTACCGCGAATAATTTCATAATAGATGAGTTTTAATTCATCTATTTCTGAAACTTTATATTCTCTAAACGATTCCACATTTTATCAGGGTTGCGTTGAGGCAACTTGAATAGGAGTTTCAACGACAGCTACAGCAGGGGGTTCAACAGCTGGTGCGGTGGGAGCAACGGGTTCTACTGGTTTTGTTTCGTCGGGCTTTGCTTCTGTGGTAGCAGGAGCAATATCTTCATCTTGAAGATAAGTTGTAACATTTTGTTTGTAATGCTCTTCTGCCGATTTAAAATCTTCTTCTTTTAATTGCGATTTACTGGCATACCAAAAGCTAATAAAATAAGAAAGTTTTTTTATAACTTCGTTAAGGAAGGGGTCATCTTTGGCTTCATTATCTTCTAGTTTTTTCATTTTAGAAGAGAAATCTTCTTCTCCATAAAAAAGTTTGACACCTTTTCCATCTTCATCAGCGCAGCTTAAATTTAAAATCCACCATTCGATGGTATCATTTTTACTCTTGGATTCTGCGGTATTGTCAAACAATTCGGCATAATTATTTTGGATTTCATTAAGAATCTTATTGATATCAGTCATTTCCAAAAGAATCTCTGCTCTTCTTTTGCCTTGTGCTTCGGTTAATTCTGAAGGCATAGAAAAATACTCTTCTTGAATTTCGGCATACTTTTCTCGGAGGGTATTGATAAATTTCTTTTCATCATCGCTCAATGGACCGCCATCATTCATGTATCTTTTTGACACAAGTGAATATGGAAGAAGACCTTCTTTTAAGTAATGAGAAAGCGTCTTGGCGTAGAAAATTTCTGCCTCTTTAAACTTTTTTCTATCGGGCTTTAGTACCGCAATTTTAAAAGGCTTTTTAGTTTTAACAGTCTTCGAGACCTCGATTTCTTGACCATTTTCCTGTCTTTTTTCAGTCACTTTTTCTTCAACAATCTTTTCAACGGTTGATTCATAAAGATATTTTACTTTTTCCATAATTTTATTCTTATTATTATTCTATGTAGAAAGGGGGAGAAACAATGGTTTTTTTATAAACTACTTTTTCTTTATTTAATTTTTCTATATTGATTGTTGAATCAAAAAATCCAAGAAAATTTAATAAACTTCTATTGCATTCATTTCCATGGTCAAGGACTCTTTTTCTAATTTGATCGTATTTGATGGGTTTAAAATAATTGATATTTTCAGCGTATTCTTCGCCGTGTTTTTCTTTTATTTTTTCGACCATTATAGAATGGTCTTTTTGAAGGTCTTCAATGATTTCTAAGAAGTCTTTATAAAGATTTGTTATTTCTTTATCGCAAGTTATAGCAATAAGCTTACTCTCTGGTGTGTTCATAATATTCCTTTCCCTTAAATATAGTTACACAAGAAAAAGAGATATAGAAACAAAAAAACCCTGGCCGAAGCCAGGGTTTGTGATCTGTAATTAGAATTAAGCTCCGTAAGCTGGGCTTGTTTGAGCGGTACCAAGTTGGCTATAAGCTGCAATGCTAACTGTTGTAAGTGTTGCAGTTGTGTCTTCAATTGTATAAGCAAATGATTCGCTGACTTGTCCGGCAGCGTTATTCACTGAACGAGCACTAACTTTAGCATTAGGAAGGGCAACTCCAATGTCACCGATACCATAAACAGCCGCAGCAAAAGCACTATCAAGTTTTGTTGGATCAACACCATATCCTTCAACATTGATTGTTGCTTTATAAGGAGGTTTCGTAGCAATTTGGCTGTTTAAATTTCCTTGATTTGCATTAGGATTATCTCCAAGAGCGGAGAGCGTATCACTTGGCAAGTCATAAGAGAATTTGATTGAGGTCGCGGATGCGCCGGCCAATCCACCACCAGTTCCGATACTCATTGTGGTAATTGGAGAAATTGCATATGAACTATTAGGATCAGTAGCATAAGTGGTTGTAGGAGCAACAATTGATGGGTTACCAATACCGGCAAATCCCAAATCAATCATACCAAAACCACCCATGGAAATATCAATACCAAGACTTGTAAGAATACCAGTCATAGCAAATCCACCAGGAGACACAGTAATAGAGGCGGGGTTACTGGCTTTTGTATCCGTAATCAAAGCATTTAGGAATGTGGATGTGAATCCAGATATACCTGTCCCAGCGCCCAAATATCCCTTTAAAGTGCTCTTGCAAGTAGTCAAATTGGTCTGAGCAGTATTTAAGGAAGAAAACTTTCCGAAAGTAGTGATAGCCTCAATTGGTCTTGTTACTTCAACGTTCGCCGAACTAATTGGAAACACGCCTGTTCCAGCAGTTGCAGAACTGATTGACACCGTCTGTGCAAAATATACTATTCTTGGTATTGCCATATAAATTTTTTCCTTTGTTTAAAAATGATTTTAACTTCTGAATATTAATACATTTTTTTAGTTGTTTCGTGAAAAAAAAATGAATCTTACATGTGTCCCGCCCAAGTAGATATTTCAAAATCTACCATGCAAAATTGCTTGTAAATATCCACGTATTCTGCTTTTTGAGGTATTTCGATTGCTTTTGCAGTCATAATTATTGGAGAAATATTCGTGGCAAATGATAATCCAGTATAGTTATAGGCATTTTGACCAGTAATATTTCCAAGATAATCAAACGGCGTAGATGTTGCCAATGGCAATGGTTTTAATCTCAAATTCTTTAAAATATTAGATAATGCCATTCTTTGGTAGAGACTATCTGTTACAACAACTGCCCTGACGCGATTATAGTTATCATCAATACCAGCAAAGGAAAAGGGTCTATTTTCTTGGTTTTTGGGAACAAGGAATATTCCAGGGGCAACCCTTACATCCAATGGCATACCAGAAGGTACATCACCATATTTGGGATTAGATTGGTATTTGCCTTCAAATATTATCTTATAATCAGGTTGATCAGAAACATATACAGCTATCTCTTTAACACCAAAACTGCCGCTTATAACTGCGTTTGAGGCGGGGGGAGATGAAAAATGTATTGCCCCTTGATAGTGATTTATAGCATACAATCCACTTGTACCAACAGGAGTGTAGTTTCCATTGATATAAACTCCAGACATTACCGTTGCCCCGCTGATGGAGGTATCATTACAAAGCTGTTTGTAGGCACAAGTATAGGTCGTTAAGCCATTTATAGTGCGATTGGCAGGGTAGAATAGCCCTGTTTTGTTGGTAAAACTAGAGCCCTGTCTTTGAACCTGATAATCTATAAATAATAATAAATTACTTAATATTTGATTGTCTAGCTGCGGAATCAATTGAAACCCCCTTGTATTTTATTGTAAAAATTACCGTATCCATATCATTTATTACACTCTCCTGGATCTATATTGATAATTACCCACTCTTTCTTTAAATTTTCCAAGTATCTCAGATATATATTGTTTTGGAACAAATTCCTCCTCAGTATATTTAACGCCTTTAAGCTGAAATCCCGTGCCTGAACGGGAGCCCGCCCAAGTTTTAAAGATAAAATGACTCAATTCTGCATCCCCACTAAATTGTCCTGTTTCAACAGCAAAAGCCCAGCTAGTTTGGTTGCCCCAAACCATTCTTGTAGCATCAATAATTTTATTTTTGGTTGGGATATTTCGAACAGAAAAAGAAATAATTCCATTTGAATAGTATCCCCTGCCTAAATTTATATTCATTAATAGGGTACGTAATTCTTTTGTTGGGTCTGTTCCAGCACTAAATCCTAAAAAAGAAAATAGATTGCCACTCATTGAACCTAGAGTTCCGCTTGGATTTTCGTCAGGATTTGGACCGGCTTTTAATTCTTGAGTAATATCATGTTGATCAAACTCATCTAATAGAGCTTGGTGAATTCTTCTGAAGTTTCTATCAGCAATTGTTTTGGCTTTTGCCATTACTAATTGCAATTTACCAGCTTCTCTATAAAATTTTTTCTCAATAACTTTGTAATCAATATTAAGAGATACCCTTGACATAATAATTTATTAGATGTTAAGGCTTGGGCTTTAATTGATAGGTATAAAAGAGATTTCCAAGAAACGGCATTGCTTGAGCTTTTCCAACAAAATAAAAATCTCTATTATCAAAAGTAATTTTATCTGTGGTGCCACTTTCTATAAAGTTATAGCAATCTGGTTTGACTTTTATTTTTACTTCTCCAACGGGAATAAATGCATTGGTATCCATCATTGTTTCGGATTTACCAATGTTTCCTTTGGAAACGTATCTAACAATTGCAGGGAAAACGCCGCTTATTGGCGTATAAGTATATTGTGTTTCAACTTGAGCATCGCCAAAACCAAAAAGATTTGGGTTATTGGGATCTGTCTTGCTAATTATGGCGTTTTTAATTGGCTCTTTGTAAACAACAATATTCCTTTGGAATGTATTAAAAGTATCATCATACAATCCACTAACAATCTGCATTTCGGAGCTAGATATTAATCCTGCCATAAATTTAATTATACTGGACCAACCACGCTTCTGACGTATTGAGTTGAAGTGCCCTGATAATAACCCCATTGAGTATCATCACCACTAATTGAATCTGGGGAGCCATTGTAACTGCGGTAGTAATGAACAATATCAGTTAATTCTTTTAATGAATCTTTTTTTAATGTTGCAAGAGTTTTTAATACTTCGCTGCGATTGATTCTTTTAATTTTAAAATTTTCATCCACTGCTTCTAAAACAGTATCATTTGTAAGAGAAGTCATGTTGCTGCGAATGTCTAAGTCTATTCTATAGACTTTATACATCATTTTTATAATGGCGGCGGCAAGGGTAGAAATTTCTTTTCCAGAACCATCTACAACTTCCAAAGAGGTAGAATCTACAACAAAACTCTCATAAACCAAGTTATTTAACTTGCCTACGCTGGAGCGAATCCAAAAAGCAATGGCAGAAATGCTTGTATCGCTTGGGGAAGCATTTTCTAGGTAAATTTCATTGGCAATGTCAACAACTTTCATATATATGTATTACACTTTTATAAGACCCATGTATTAGGACGTGGTTGTTTTATTTATTATGGGTTATTGGTTGAAGAGTTTACAACATTAGTAATTGGTACATTTACAATAGCAGACACCTGAAAGTAATCATTTGTTCCATCCACATTTCTGATAACATTTACCCATTGCAAATTGGTAGAAGTAATGGCATAAATTGAATTTGTGCCTGCCCCAAGACTTTGAACATAATTGATGATGTCTCCCATTTGGCCTGGTCTTAAAATAATTGGATTTGTAAACGCAGGAAGATTTGTAGTTTCCTGTGAATAAATTAAACAATAAGACAATAGTAATAAACTTAATATTAGTTTTTTCATAAATTAAAAATTTGTATATCCCCAACCTGCGCCAGAATTATATAGCTGAAGAACTTCATTAGTTGATAATGCTCTGCTCCACGCACCAAATTCGTCAACCGCTCCTTGAATCGGATAACCCGCATTGATCATACCTATTTCCACATTAGTTGCACCAGCCGTATAGCCATTACCAATAACAGCGTTATAATTGGACGAAAATTTTACAACACCATTTAACCATATCTGATAATTCGTCAAGTTTCTTCTAATAAATGCAACATGTGTCCACGTATTTTCGGTCATTGAATTTAATCCAGACAAGATTTGAACATATGTAGAAGCATTTGTCATGTATGCTGTAGCCATGATACTTTTAGTTCTGGGAGACGCATCAGTTGAAGCGCGATATGCAATGCTTACACCGTTTCCACCGCCAGTATTATCGCCATAGGCAAATATACCTTGTGATGTATATGTACCTGTGACTAATTTTACCCATGCGGTCATGGTAAAATCATTGCTAGTCCAGTTTATAGCTGGCCCATTTCCTCTATAGCCCCCCGTAGAACTTTTATTAAAACCGCCTTGCAATACAATACCATTAGTTTGTACCCATGGTGTAGCTGCCGCAGAGTTTGTTATTGAATATAGTGGTGGAGAATTGTAATTCGTTCTTAGAGTAGCAGCATTTGTTTCTTCCCATGCAAAATACATTACTAAGTTCTGTTTAAAATTATACTGACTAACAGGAGCAGAGCCCCCAAATGCACCAACCATTGGTCCACTAAAATCAAACTGTGAACGCGCCGTCAGACAGATAAATAATAATATAGAAATAGCCCACTTCATTTCCATCGTCCTCCATCAGACACCATCACGTTAGATCCAGTTGTATCTGTATTATAGAAGTTGAATACAGCAGATTGACCATTAGTCACAAAGTAGTTTGCCGTCGTATAGTTTGTGCGCCACGTAGGAAGAGCAAAGGTTAATGTGCTAACTACTATATTCGTCCACCCTCTGAATAATACTGCACGCTGAGAGTCAATAACATTCGTTCCCGTAAATGTGATATAACAGTTGGTATTGGCTAGATAGATCTGCTGCAGATTGGCCATTCCACCAGGAAGCAGGTTGACCGTATAGTTCGTTGCGGCACTGGCCACCGCCAATGTTCCAGCCTGTGTCACGATATTTGTCGAGTATATGTTTGTTAAACCAGCTCCATCGCCAATATGAGTGCCAGTGAACGTGCCCACATAATTTTGATTTGCTGACGGAATAGTTCCAACAGTAATGTGCGAAGCATTGCCAGCACCAATCAAGAATCTCCACGTTGGATTGCCTTGAGATGAGGTGACATACCAACGCAGGAGTAGCTGCGGGCTGTTAGTTAGATTCACATTAAGGTAAGCTGTATTGGTCATGGCGATTGACAAGTTCACGGGAACCGCAATGTCCGAACTGTAAGTATTGTCCGAAGAATATCCAAGCTTAACAATTGTCCCGTTGGTATTGTAAAGCCATATTTCAGGATGAGCTGTAATTGAACCACCGCCAGTGATTTGGACGTAGGTATAAAGGTTAATGGGAACAGACTGGATGTAAGAGATGGAGTTGGTCTGGAGACGAGCTGTAAAATACGTCCCGTTTGTGAATGATGAGATTGTGTTGGTCTGGGCAGTTATTGGATTTGCTAGCACCATTGTCGAGGGAATAAACAAGGCTCCCGTACCATTTGTTACTGTAATCCCTGAAGAATTAGTCGAGAAATATAGGTCAAAGTTAGCAGCCATTATAGACTGGACATATTGAGCCGTGACATATTCGTTAGCAATCGGGTCAAGCTGGCTTGTGGATACATCATAAGCATGATTGGTAATATAAAGATTGCCAGATGATAAAATAATATTATTTGAAAATATGATACTTTCATTAGTGTTTACTACTGTACCACTTCGATTGATTGTAATGGGGCTATATTGCGCATTTAATAAAAATGCCGTCATCACCAAAAAAACTGTTAAAAACCATTTTTTCATAATCTATTATAACTAATCAACACTTAAAATTCCATTAAAGCAGGTAATTGTAACTATGCGCCCCAATCCGGCATCATACAACTGGAACCCACTAGCAGTATAAATGCTGCCAGAAACAGAAAGATTGTTGCTAAAATTCCCCGAGCCTATTACATCTAAATCATATACTGGATTAGAGTTTTGAATGCCCACTTTGCCAACAGGACTTAATAATAAATTTCTATTTGGAGTAATTGAAACATCTTGAGATGCTCCAATTCCAAAAGTTGTATAAGAGTTGCCAATATTGGGCGAGTCTATATTAAAATATGTTGGGGATTGAGTGATACCAATCCATCCTTGGGCATTTTGATAACCAGAGATGAAACCAGATGGATTACTATTTGGATAAAAAGCCCCAGTTTGACCTGTAGTAACAAATACGCCAGTAGAAGATTTTAAAACATAATTTCCAGTCAAAGTTCCACTTAATGAATTAATTTGCCCTTGTAAATTCGACCCTGTTGAAGCAATAGAAGAGGATAAAATTCCACTAATTCCTGTTGAGGTTGAAATTAAAACATAATTACCAGTCAAAGTTCCGCTTAAAGAAGATATTTGACCTTGAAGATTTGAACCCGTTAGGATTAAATTAGCACTAGTGGCAAAAACTCCAGTTTGTCCAGTAGTAATATAGCTTGAAAGATTTACCCCCGTAATATAACCAGAAGGATTTGAATTGGCGTAAAATTGTCCAGTCTGACTTGTAGTTATAAAGTTTCCAGTTTGTCCAGTTTGAACGTAAATGCCAGAATTAAATCCAGTAATATATCCAGATGGATTTGAATTTGGATAAAATTGGCCAGTTTGACTTGCAGTAACAAATGAACCAGTCCCATTTATAGAACCAGTCATATTTGCATAATTTAAATAATATGAACCTGATTGTCCACCCAAAGTATTTGAGTTACCAGTTTGATTTGTTGTTACAAAGCTGCCTGTCTGACCTGTTGTAACAAATATTCCAGTACTAGAATTTAAGACGTAATTTCCTGTTAATGTACCACTCAACGAATTTATTTGCCCCTGTAAGTTTGAACCAGTTGATGCAATAGATGAGGCTAATGTGCCGCTAATTCCTGTTGCAGTATTTGTTAATATATAATTGCCAGTTAAAGTTCCACTAAGGCTTGAGATTTGACCTTGTAAATTTGAACCCGTTGATATAAGATTGGCTGAAGTAGCAAAAACTCCAGTTTGTCCAGTTGTTACAAATACTCCTGTGGCGGATTTTAAAACGTAATTTCCATTTAAGGTTCCGCTCAAAGAATTAATCTGATTTTGAAGATTAGAGCCAGTTGAAATCAAATTTGCACTTGTGGCAAAAACGCCGGTAGAAGAATTTAAAACATAATTACCAGTTAGTGTCCCACTTAAAGATGTTATTTGATTTTGTAAATAACCGCTTATTCCAGTAACAAATCCAGTTGCAGTATATCCGCTTGGATTGTTGATTGGGTAAAAGTTTCCAGTTGCTCCAGAAACATAAATTAAACTGCTACCAGTTGTTATAGAGATGTTGCCAAGTCCAGTGATGTCAACATACCCTGTTAAACTATTTAAACTAATTAATTGTCCTGCAACTCCAGAAGCCCCTTGTGAACCTGCTGGTCCTTGCACTCCAGCAGTTGCAGCAGAGATAAAAACATTAGGATTGGTATTAACAGTAATGCTAAGAGGATTATCCTGAACTGTCACGTTAATATCAGCCATAAGTTTAACTTGTTGTTACTTCTGGGGAAACATCGGCGTATCCCTTTAGTACTTTAAAAGTATAGCCACTGGCAATTGCTCCAATTGTTCCCGTAGTATAAACTTCTATGTCATAGACTGCTTTTGTGATGGGAAGCAGAGAAGTACTGGTTGCACTAAGAGAAATATTAATTAATCCGCTAACGTAACTAGAATCAACGGTGGGATTGATATCAAGCAAATAACCGGTAGAACCATAACCATACTTAATCTTGCCTCTGGCAGCATATCCAGAGAGATTTAAATAAGCCCCAGCCGAGTCTGTCGCTGTTAAGGTTAAGTTTAAACTGGAGCCTTGATCTATTGAAATATCATATACATTTGCCATATAAGTATATTACACGGCAAATGGATATTGTTTTTCTAATATTTTAAAAGACTTAGGAAGCAGCTACAAGACCATATTTAGCGACCAGAAAGGCGCTCAATGATTCATCAGTCCATTGACCCAAAGAATCATATTCTTCACCAGAAATGATTACGTTTTGGGGTGGCATAGCCTCAACCAACTGAATTCTCAATGTTTTTCTCATTGGGTCATCCATGGTCACATGAGAATCATTCAATTTAGAGAGTGAGAATGATGAGGTGACGGTTTTTGTATCTGTTACTATTTTTGGTTCAATGTTCATAATATTATTATATTACACAATTTAATTTTTTAATAAATAAGATTCCTATTGTAATAAATTGCCATTCAAGTCATAAAATTTGTCTTCAGATGCAATATAGACTTCCATCTTTTTTGTATCTAAGTTCCAAAATTGTGCTGCCCCAGATTGTTTATCAATGGGTACTTCTGCCAAGACTCTTATTTTGACAGATTGTCTTGTATTTAAGTCAAATAAAACATAGGGCGGATCAACGCCGCCAACTGCAGTTATTTTTCCGTTGCAATGTATTGATCCATTAACATCAAGAGCATAAGATGAAGAGGGAGAGTAAGTATTTATTCCAACGGTCCCTGGGCTACCATTTAATAAAGTTAATAAGTTTGCAGAATCTGGAGCGTCAAAAGATAAATAAGGATCGCCGTAACTTAATGTCCATGTAAAGTCATTAGTTGCGTCATATATTTTATATCCATTATTTGTGTTTACAAAACCATTGACATCAAGAGTGTAAGATGGAGTGGCTGTACCAATGCCTACTGATCCAGCGTCATAATAAATCGCGCTACCATATGATCCCCACTGACTTACTGCCTCTCCAACTAGTAATACTCCTGTTCCATTTACAATTGGACGTTTTGAAAAAGTTGCATCAGATTGAACACTAAGACTCCCTCCGCCCGCAGTATTACCAAATGAAAGAATGCTGCCCGCATTATCATTTACAGTAAATACTCCTGGTAAAAAATTTGAATAAGCCCCAGCTCCATTAGAAAAAACGGCAGTTCCATTTCCAGAAAGAGTAATTGAATTGGGTCCCGCTGTTCCACTTAAAATAACTGCATCATTAAAAGTTTTAGCTCCCGTCACATTTTGCCCGCCAGTTAATAATACAACACTGCCGCTTAAAGAAATGGCGATTGGTTCCCCAGTTGATACAGGATTTCTATTAACATACAATCCACTTGAAAAATTACCCATTCCACTCACATCAAGAGTATATTGAGGATTATTATTTGCTATGCCAACATTTCCACCGCCATAAGGAATAATATTAACATTTGGATTAGAGTAATATGTGTGTGGATAGCTAATTACAAAAGAAGAATCAAAGTATATTCTCCAATATGATGTATTTGCAAATTCGCTACCAGTTACTCTGGCTATTCTATTTGGCAATGTTAAATCATTTGGGAATTGAGCAATCCAACCTATTTGAGGTACGCCAGTATAGGGATTTGGTATACTAGGCGAAACCCCAGAAATCCAAATGCCAATTATGCCAGTATTTACTCCGCTATTTGTGCCCCCAGTAACTAATAATTGAATTCCAGAAGTTGCAAAATTAAGACCGCCATTACTGTTTCCAATTGTTCCAGAGATGTCTAATTTATAAAGTGGATTAGAATTATTTACGCCAATATTACCTGAATTATAATAAATTTTTGATCCAGTTGTGGTCCATTGAGAACCATAAATTCCAGAAGGCGCAGCTTCGCCGCTTAATAAAAGTCCAGTTCCATTTACAAATGGTCTGGCAGCAAAAGATACATTGCCGCTGGTACTATTAACAATTTGACCACTTGTATCAATGATGCCTATTTTTGCATTTTGGAATAAACTTATCATAGGTTATAATGTTGAAACGACATTTAAATAATATCCACTCTGCGCAATTGGCTGGCTATAATTTATATAAAATCCATATGGTAAAATATTGCCTAATGAAGTGGCGTATACATTAGAATCTATTGCATTTTGAAATGAGCAAACTACCCTTGGAGTATTTGAAAAGGTATATGGAGCGCCACCAGAATAAAAAGGAACAAATTCGCTGCTTACGCCGCTTGAGCATCCTGTAACAAAAGATAAAATTGCAGGAATGGTGGCACTAGAAATATAGCCGCTTGGATTTGAAACAGGATAATAATTTGCAGCAACGTATGAAATTGTTTGAGAATAAAGGCTATTTAAATTTGACTGGGTCATAAAAACTCCAGTTTGACCAGAAACTACAAATCCACTAGGATTGCCATTTAAAGGATAAAATGCGCCAGTTAAATTTCCAGTTTGAATGCCTGTGACACCCGATAATAAACTTTGGCAAACCAAAGAAATATATCCAGACAATTCAGAAGAATTGAGCTGCCTAAGTCTAATTGTGCTATCAAATGATGACATAATTTTATTGTCGGAATACTTGAATTGCTAAACCATGAGTGACTGATGCAGTTGGGGCAGATGCGCCAACGGTTAATATAAAAGAATTTGAACTAGCTGTAACGAGCAAGCGGTTTAGTGTTGCATTGGCAGTTGCTAAATTTGCGCCATTTGTTGTACTATTAGAGCATGGAATTATAATTAATGAATTTGTTGAAGTTGCTGCTCCCGCTAAAGTAATTGTAAAATAATTGGATACAGTAGGTTGAGTTAACGCCGCACAAGTATAAGTTAGCTGCATTACAGCATCATTTCCAGTTAAAGAAGACGATGTAACCGCCGTATTATTGACATTTTGAACTAGCGTTGGGGCTGTAGTATTGGCTCTGATCCTAAAAGCATTATTAAAATTTATTGCTGACGCAGTAATATTTCCAGTCCCATCACTAGTAATATTACCATAATCAAAATTCATTAAATATTGGGCACCAATTAAGGAAAATGCTCCAAAAAATAACACCACTAAAAATACTTTTAATTTATTCATAAATTTTATATTCTAATTTATTGTCGAAATACTCGAATCGCTAAACCGTGAGTGGCTGAAATTGCGGGGAGAGATGGGCCAGTACTTAATAGAAAAGAATTTGAACTAGCCGTGACAAGTAAACGATTTATTGTCGCATTGCCAGTCGCTAAACTTGCGCCATTTGTTGTAGTATTAGGGCAAGGAATCACAATTAATGAATTTGTGGAAGTTGCGGCCCCTCCCAGAGTAATTGTAAAATAGTTGGAAGTACTGGCTTGACCCGATATTGTACAAGTATAAGTCAATTGCATCAAACCGTCGTTTCCAGTTAATGAAGATGATGAAACAAGTGAGCTGCTAACATTTTGAACTAATGTTGGGACTGTGGCATTGTTTCTGATGATAAAGGCACTATTTATATTTATTGTTGATGCATTAATATTTCCACTCCCGTCGCTACTAATATTACCATAGTCAAAGTCCATTAAGTACTGAGCTCCAATTAAAGAAAATACCCCCAAGAACAGCACTACTAAAAACACTTTTAATTTATTCATAAAATATTAGAAAATTGACCAATTTGTGCCATCATTAACAATTATACTAGCATCTCCAGAATTTAACACAAAAACTCCTGTTGCTTTATAGGAATAAAGAGTATCAGAACCATTCCCAGAAAGGGTTAATCCTGACCCTTTGTTTTTAATTAAATAAGTGCGGCCACTTGTACTTGCAATTGTTGGTAGCGTCCATGTTGCGGCGGCGCCAGTATGGACATAAAATGGATTGTTACCAAGAGTAAAACTAGAAGCAGAAGTTTGGGATGAGAAACCTAAACAACCACTTAAATTTAAACCACTTATAAATGTTGTAACTGGCTTGAACCAAATTCCAGTAGCATTTAAATTAGCAACTTGGTCTGCGTCTGCTGTACCACCTGCATGAATTTCAACTGCCGTTCCAACAGTTTGAGTACCAACTGTTAAATTACCCCCATTAACATATAAATATCCGTCATGCCCAGAAACATTCCCATATGCAGCTTGATTGTATCCTACGTTATTTAATCCAAGATCAAGATAGTAAGAGCTATCTGTTCCATCATTTGCAGTAATAATTAAATCTGTTGAAGCATTATTACCAGTTGCGCGGTTTTGAATATTTATCTGAACATAAGTATTTCCACTACCAACCACACACAATGGATTAGATGGCAAAACATAAGGAGTTATGCCACTTAAAGATACGCATAACTTTTGCGACCCTGTATCTGGGAGTGCTCCAATTCCAACTGCATTTCCAGTAACAACTAAATCATATTTACCATATTGACCCAAAGTTACTGTATTGTCACTAAAAGCCTCAACCACTGGTAAACCAGCAATTGTATTGACGCTAAATAAACTACCTGACAATTGGTCATCAATAAGAAAAAGTCTGCCTTGGGAACCATCTATAGTAAATCTATTTAAATTGCCAGTTGCATAATTTGTCAAATTAATCTCCCCGCTGTTAAAAAAAAAGCGGGATGCTCCAGTTAAAGAGTTATCTAATACAGACTGCCCTGCAACACCTGTATTGAACTCCAAAATCCCTGAACCTGGATATAAGACAATATTTGACATATAAATTTAATTACACTATAATACGGAGCGACCATTCACTGGTATCCAAAATACTAACTATCTCATCATAAGTATAAGGACCTTCTTTTGTTAACAAAATATCTACTGAAGGGGGTATAGAGTCATCTTCTGACTCCCATTTAACAAATGTTTTGGTCCCATCAACGCTTTTTCTTACTGTTTCAGCAGAAGACTCTAATACCTCGCTAAAATCAATTGTTTCTAGTTCAGAAACATTAAAGATCATAAATTGTCTTTTTTGGTACATATATTTATTGTAAATTAAATCTGCCTTTGGTTGCATTATAATTTTGTAAAATTTCTGAATCTGTCAATACGCGGTTATAAGCAAGATCACAAGCTATTTTTCCATTCATTGTATCACCAAATCCATCACTACCAATAGAATCTGCTGGGAAAAAAGTAGTAACAGAACCCACACCTGTATATGTTTTATCTAAAATTCCATTTATATACATATTTATAATATAAGAAGATCCTAAATTATTCATAGACACGCAAACATTATACCATTTATTTAATGATAAACTTGAATTTCCATAAATAACATACGTAGCGCTATTAAAATAACATGCTAATAAATTTGAATCTATCCAAAATCCATCAGCAGAATTTGCTTCAGCTAATATTGGATCATATACATTAAGTGCATTTTTTTGAAACCAAGCTTGTATTGTATAGCTGCTTGGCATGGAAATACTTGGAGAAATTATTACTCTATCATCAACTCCATCAAAAACAATTGATCCATTATTGGCACTACTATATGTTGGACCATTTGTTAAGGTGCCATTGTAAGTGTTTGAGGCTAAATTTTTCCACAGTGTTCCGGCGCCAGGATAGCTGTTTTTATCAGCAGCATCAAGTTCAAAAATTAAACCATTGCGAACAATGTTAGGTCCAGTTCTGCCGCTCATAACGATTTAAATCTCCCTTTTAAGGCGTTATAGTTTTGCAAAACTTCTGATGCAGATAAACCTCTATTGTAAACTTTAAAATTTCCCATGCTTCCCGCACCATATCCTAATGTTCCCATATTTGTAGTGTCAGTAGCGCATAATCCATAATATAAAGAACCTGGACCACTCCTAGTAAATGTGGTTGTACCTACACTTATCCCATTTATATATGCAGTCAATAAAGTACCAGAATAACTAAACCCTAAATAATACCAAGAATTAAAAGATTGCGCTGAAGTAACTTTATTAGTTAAAGATCCATGCCAACAAGAAAATGAAATGACCCCGCCTGATGATATCTCTATATTAGAATCATGATAGCTGGTGTTAATGGCAGATTGCCCTAATTCACTAATAATTTGACCTGCTGCAGTTGGATAAAACCATATAAATATAGAACTATTTGTTACAGAAGATATTATTGAATTATTAACCAATGCATATTGAGTGCTTCCATTAAAAGTAAAATATCCACCATTAGAAAAACTATAACCTGGACCAGCAGCTAATGTTGCACTATTATTATTGGCGCTAATATCTTTCCAAACTGTTCCAGTGCCAGAATAAGAATTCCTATCGGCAGCATCCAAACATAATACCAATCCATTTTTAACTATTGAGGGCCCATATCTCATACTAAATTAAACCTCCCTTTTGTGGCATTATAGTTTTGTAAAACTTCAGAAGAAGATAATCCCCTATTATATATTCTATGTGAATATAAATTTCCTTTTCCATAAGATATATTTGCTGAATCGTTTCTAAATAAATAATAAGTTCCAGCAGTTAATATATTTCCAGATATGGCGCTTCCAGTAGTTGCTAAAGCCCCATTTATATAAACACTATTTTTTGAACCATCATATGTTCCAACTACATTACATATGCCATTTGTTGTTGAAAAAGATGGCTGAATATTAGTTCCCGCAGTATACCATGCATTATTAATAGTAGCACAAACCCAAGTGAAACTAGTTGTATTGTATATTAATCTATATGAGCCCTCTCTGCCAAGCACGCATCCATTTGCATTAGGTGATGGGGCACTTAAATTGATCCATGCTTCGACAGTTATTTGATTTGTTAATGAAGGGTTAGAAACAAAAGGAACATAATCATCAACTCCATCAAATACTACAGAACCATTATTAATGCTACTATAAGTAGGGCCATTTGTAAGAGTTCCGTTATTATTTAAACTGCTTAAATCTTTCCAAACTGTTCCTGCGCCAGAATAAGAATTTTTATCGGCGGCATCCAAGCACAATACCAACCCATCTCTAACAATTTTTGGCCCACGATTAACTGACATATTAGATTTCAACCTCCAATAAAGAAGAGAGTTCTTCTTTTTTTATAAAATTGTCTAATTCGTTTTCAAATATCGCTATTAATTTATAACCATTTTTCTGAGCTAATTCTTTTTTAAAAATATCGTTTTGAAAATTTTTCTTTTGTATTTCGGAGAGATTTTTGTTATTCTCTTTTGGGTGCCAATAATTTCCATGAATTTCTATTAATAAATTAAAATCTTTAAGATAAAAATCATAATATTTATATTTTAAATATCCATCTTTACATGGGTAGCTAACTTTAAAATTATATTCATAATCTAAGTTCTTTTGTTGTAAATGTTTTTCAAATTTTATTTCTAAACTTGTTTTTTTACTTCTAGATTTAATATTGCCTATGAAAGCGTGATTTCCAGATTTTATTTGTTCAATTACTTTTTCCTTAATTATTTTTTTAGTTTTAGCTGAATGAGATCTTCCATAAAAATTATTATTTTTTCCACTATTATATAATGGATTTTCTTTTCTCATTTTTTTATGATAATTATTTATTCCTTTTTTTAAATTAATTTTATATTTTTCAGGATTACCCCTCTTTACTGGTTCACCAATTTGGAAACCAGAAGTAGGACAATGTCTATTTTTATAATCCATAATACAATAATTACGGATAGTTACAATTTGCCCACATCCACATTTACATTTTGGTGGTTCATTATTTAATTCATATTTTAAAATATAATTTTCGACAGAAATACCATGAGATTGAGAAATATGAAAAGAAAATCCTCTGGAACTTTTCACTTCTCCGCAAATTTTACAATTTGTTAAGATTAATTTTTTCATTTAATATTCGACCTTTAAATATTCCACGTCTTTTCTCACAGCTGTGAAACTCCAATAAAATTCATATTCATTATTATTAAAATCATTATTACAACCAATAATAAAATTATTATTATTTATATCTATCCACTTTACATATAGAATTTTATCATGATTAATATTGGTAATTTGAATATTAACTTCTTCTTGATGAACTAATCCTTTGATATATTCTGGTAATTCCACCTGACATATACCATTTTTTATTTTACCTTTGCCAGTTAATCTCACTCCATGATAAGGTGATTCTAAACTTCCATATTGTAATTTTCTCCCAACTTGTGTTGGATGATTAATTAAGAAAGACTTTGTATTGGCAGAGAAGTGACCAGTAACAGTTAAACTGCCACTAATTGTTTGAGTGCTATTTCCGGTTGTATAAACAACGTTTGATACCGTAGCGGAAGAGGCTTCGCCACTTAATAAAACTCCTGTTCCATTAACAGTTGGGCGATTAACAAATGTAGCACTATTAAAGTTAACAACTCCGGTAAATGTTTTTGTGCCGCTTATTGCTAATGTTCCAGTTTGATTGCCAGTAGAAAATAATCCACTCAAACTAATTGCGAAAGGCTCCCCAGTTAAAACAGAAAAACCACTTACATAAAGACCACTTGAGAAGTTTCCTGAACCAATTACTTCCAATTGATAATTTGGTGAATCTGTTCTGATACCAAGTCTTCCCGAAGGATTGAGCGACATGATATTTGATCCACTAACTTTCCAACGGGTATGTTGAAGACCGCCCAAACTAGGCACATTATATGCTGTATCAAAAGTATAAGCTTCTGGATGTTGAGCGACATATTGCTGACCAGTATTGTTATAAGATTTAAAAGATAAAGAGGCGGTATTGTTTGTATTAATCTGCGCGTTTGTAATAAATCCACCAGCACTACCAACAGCAAGAACAAGATCACCAATTCCACCAGCAATTGCACTTACACTTGCTGAATTATATCCCAAACCATTGTCATTGGCTTGCATGGATAATTTAGAAGGAAAACTTTCAACAGTTTTAACGTAAGAAAGATTTAAGGCTGTAAAACCTTGTATTGGAGCACCCGCTGTATCAAGACCGCAAAGATATATTCTTCCACCATTTCCATTGGTAGATACTCCCAAAAATGTTGCCCAACCTGCTGCATATGCAGGGTCCGGTTCAATTGAAAGTTTGCCCCAGGCTGTTGGATTTCCAGAAGGGAATAGGGCTAATCTTGTTCCATTGGTAATTGGGCCAACTCTAAATACGGAGTTTCTTCCAGAATCAAGTGCGTTATAATAATCGCCAGTTAATCCAGAAGGAGCAAGAACAGATAAAATGCTGTTGATGCCAACTCCGCTTATCGTTTGAGTACCAGTAGTAAATATTACTTTACCGCTTAAACCATTGATCTGCCCCTGTAAGTTTGATCCCGTAGAGGCAATGGATGTAGTCAATGCCCCACTAATACCCGTTGCAGTCGTTGTTAAAACATAGTTCCCTGTTAATGTTCCGCTAAGACTCGTAATCTGTGCCCCAGTTAAACCTAAATTGGTAATGGTCGCATAGGTCGATGCCCCAAAGCCACTGGTCGCATAATTACCCGTAAGAGTTCCGCTTAACGAAGTAATTTGGCCCTGTAAAGTTGAGCCAGTCGAGGCCAAATTGGTAATGGTCGCATAGGTCGATGCACCGAAACCACTGGTTGCGTAATTTCCTGTTAACGTTCCACTGAGATTAGTAATTTGTCCTTGCAAATTAGAACCTGTAGAAATTAAATTCGTAGATGTTGCAAAAACGCCAGTTTGACCTGTTGTAACGAAAACTCCAGTTTGACCAGAGGTTATAAAGCTTCCAGTTTGACCAGTGGTCACAAATACTCCCGTTTGACCCGAAGTTATAAAAGCGCCAGTCCCCGCAAGGGAACCAGTTTGGTTCGCCAAATTAAGGTAATACGATCCCGATTGACCACCGAGAGTGTTTGCGTTACCAGTCTGGGAAGTGGTAACGAAATTGCCAGTCTGACCGGTTGTAACAAATGATCCAGTATTAAAATTTCCAGAAATTATTATCCCTGATGCTCCACTTGTATAAACAGATACTCCACTCACTCCTACGATTGATAAATTTCCAGTTAATGTATTTAATTGAGAAACTCCGGCAGCAGAAGAAGATGATGCGCCAGTAGAAACTGCCACTCCATTTATATAAAGGCCGCCCGTAAAATTACCAGAGCCATAAACATTTAATCCGCCGGATTCTATTGTTAGGATATTTGAGCGAGCACCAGTTGAAGTACCATTTCCTATTATCAATAATGAAGTAAGATTTGGCAGATTGTATTTTCCACCAACATGTTGGTAATCTCCTGATGCAATTGTCCAAGCTCCTTCTGCATGAGACCCTGCTCCAACAGTTACAGTATAAAGACCCTCTGAATGAGAATAAAGTCCAGAGGCAATTGTTACAAATCCTTCTGAGTGAGAATCATCTTTGTAAGCGTAAGTAAGATATCCTTCCGAATGAGAATTAAGTCCATTTGCATATGTACTATTTCCTTCTGCATGAGAATTTTCTCCGTTTGCATAAGTTAAAGTTCCTTCTGCGTGAGAAGCAAATCCAATTGCTTGATTGGCGTCTCCTTCTGCATGAGACTCTTCTCCATACGCAATACTATATCCTCCTTCGGCATGAGAAGAAGTTCCATTTGCAATTGTTGAAACACCTTCTGCATGAGAAACGTATCCATCTGCAATTGTGCTATCACCCTCTGCATGAGAAGCTTGTCCATTTGCATTTGTAGAAATTCCTTCTGAGTGTGAATTTTGGCCAATAGAAAATGTATTATTTCCTTCTGCGTGAGAAGAAATCCCACTTGCATATGTATATGTACCTTCTGAATGAGAACTTTGCCCAAATGCCGTTGTTCCTCCACCTTCAGCATGAGATGTTGCGCCCCTTGCATAATTACTTGAACCTTCTGCATGGGAAGCAAGACCAACTGAAAATGTGCCATATCCTTCAGCGTGGGAATAATCTCCACTTGATATTGCTAACCAACCCTCTGCATGTGAATAACCGCCAGATGATATGGTAGTAAGTCCTTCGGCATGAGAACCATATCCAGAAGCAATTGAATATACTCCTTCTGCGTGACTGTATGGTCCCTTAGTAATTGTTTGCGCGCCTTCTGCGTGAGAATATTGTCCACTTGCAATTGTAGCAGATCCTTCTGCATGGGAATAAAGACCACTTGCAATATTGCCATTTCCTTGGATCAAAGACCCATTCACAACTATGCCAGTTAAAAAAGTTTTGATTCCAGAAATACTTTGGTTTCCAGTTGTATAAACTGCGTTTGTAACTGTTACTGTAGGGACGCCTGTTAAAACTGCAATTCCACTTACATACAATCCACTCCTAAAATTTCCTGAGCCATTGACATCAAGGGTATAATTTGGGGAAGAAGTTTTTATTCCAACATTACCATTTAACAATTGAATTGATCCATTTCCAGATGGAGCAGAACCAGCAGTTAAAATTACGTTTCCTCCAATGCGGGCTTCAAAATAATCATCAGAACTATCTCCTGCATTTAAATTTACGTCTCCTCCGTTGAAGGCATTCGCGTCTCCAGCGTTTAATGTAATTGACCCTGGTCCATTACCGGCATTTAAATCGTTACCAGCATTAATTAAAATGCCGCCACCTTCTTGAGTGGCTGGATAGGATTGAGCTTGACCAGCAATTATTTGTATTCCATTACCATTGGGGCTAGGATTATTTGTTGAGCCAATTATTAAATTTCCATTAGAATTTCCAATTGTACCATTTACATCTAAAGCATAAAATAATGAAGGAGTATTTATTCCAACATTTCCGCCGTCAAATTGATTAAGGAAAATTTCAGATCCTTTTAGATTTAAGGGATAATAATTATAAGAATCATCAATAGCATAAATACTTGGATCATAAGTACCATCAAAAGTTAAAAGTAATTTGCTATTATTAGAGGCATTTCCTACAGATATAGATCCAGCAAGTCCTAATATGTCAGTAATTTGAGTAAGATTTTTAACATTTACAGCTCCAGAAAAATTACTTTGATTTATAAAAGTTTTAATTCCAGAGATTGTTTGATCACCAGTTGTATAAACTACTCCACTTAAATTACCGCTAAAATTACCACCGCTAAAATCAACTCCAGTTATATAACCACTTGGATTTGTATTGGGGTAATAATTTTGCCCAACATAATAAAGAGTTTGAGTATAGAGGCTATTTAAATCTGTTTGAGTTTTAAATACTCCCGTCTGTGAGCTAGTTACAAAACCACTTGGGTTAGTAACTAATGGATAAAATACACCAGAAAGAACTCCTGTAGATGGAAGTGGAGGATTTCCAGAAAGATAATTCTGGATAACTTGGACAGTATATCCAGAAAATTCAGGTTGGTTTGCTTGCCTTAGCCTTATCGTCGAATCAAATGCTGACATATAGTATTATTACACATATCAGCAAAAAATAATTATACAATTAACGAGCTTCATTCAAAATCTTTTGAACTTCTGCAGTCACTTTTATTTTAGAAGCAGTAGAGGGCGCGGGTTTCTTTAAAGACAAAACATAAGCACGAAATAATTTCATCAATTCATTTCTGATTCTTGCGGAATCTTCTACAATGATGCTGCCCAATGCGCGAGCATGATTTTCCAAATCAGAACGGGTCATTTCTTTTAAAGAACTTTCGTAAGTTGCTTCATCAATGGTTTGATAGCGAGAATTTCTATTGTACCCCCATACTTCGTCAAGAGAAGTAATCTGTTGCGTTTCTTCTTTTGCATGAGTCTGCTTGAGTGTTTCTAATTTTTTTAATTTTTTGGGCATAAATATTAATTGATCTATATAGTGTATTATATCTTTTAAAATAAAAAATATCTAATATATAAAAACAAAAAAACGGAAGGCTTTTGGCCTTCCGTTTTATTTATTAGATTACAGCAATTAGTTGCTGATAACGATACCAACTGTAGAACGAGCATCCAAACAGACGCGGCCTTCTTCGAGGAACCCGTAGAATCCGACCTTCTGAACGCGTGAACCATACATATCAAACTGACCGTCTGGGAGCACAGAGAATGTGCCACCGGATTCAGCCTGCACAGACACAGGGCGAACATAAGCACCACGAGTATTGTCGATACCTACGCAGATCTGCGAATTAGCGGAGCTAACCCATGTAGCAGTTGTTTGAGTAGAGGCATACTGAGTGGAAGAACCATTTGTAAGGTATCCAGCAGGATTGCCCTGAGTTGAGTTAGCAAAAGCAGTGAACAAGGTGTTATACTTCTGACTGTTACCAAGTTCGACTAATTCAACAACGTTTACACCATAGATGCTCTGTAAACCAGCCTGTCTGAAAACCTCGTCACGGAGGTTATCGCTGAGATACTGAGTACCAGCCCAACCAGCGTCAACAGAAGCAACTGTGGCACTAGCAGAAACCACTTGGTTTGTAGCAATTGGGTTATAAGCAAACGCACGAATGTTGGCTTTCACTTCAGGAGAAACATACAAATCAGTGATACCATGTGAGTATGGCTGAATTGGGGTGTTTCCGCTGTATGACTCATTGATTCTCTTGATACGAACAACAAGATTGTTCAAGTCGGCGAGAGTAAATGTGCCCTTCGCAGCACTGTTAATTGTGTGACCATAGGTAGCCTGAGCAACCTGACCACCAGCATAAACTGGGGTATAGGCTTCAGCGAGAGCTTTGAGAATAACCGCCCAAGCATTCTTTTCCTGCTTGGTCAAAACTTCGTTAACCATACGCTCAATAGCCTTGGAAACAACGTCCAAGCGGCTCTTACGGGCATATTTCTTGTTGAAAGAAACGGCAGAGTCAAGGCGGTAAGTACCAAACTTAACTTCCTTCATGCCTTCAACTTGAGAGGTTGGAAGACCACCAGCTTGGGATTGACTCCAAACGGTGACATATCCAGCGCCTTCATTGTAGAAGAGATCCAAGGGGATCGAAGGATCCGAATCTTCGTCGAATTCAACGTCACGATAAACTGTTGACGCTGTGCCAGCAGTCAAAAGAACTTTCTTGATGACTGGGGCCAAAAATGCCGCAATGGCTTCAGTTGCTTCACGAGCAACTTGTGAATTTTTTGAACCCATCGCCTTGATAAGCTCAACCTGTTCTGGTGTATTTTTTAATTTGATTTCCATAAATAATTTTCTCCTTTGTCTTTATAATCCTATAATCAGTTCAACGTCAAGCGAATGAGCGCAGATCCATCTACCCCAGTAGAACCAAGGGCGATGCCAACTTTTGTAGAAACGATTGTGGTTCCAGAAGACAGAGGTTGAGCAGTGATAACACCACCAGAACCCGCGTAAATAGGAGCGCCACCGTTGAATGTACCAGTTAAACCGCTGTAGAGGAATGTACCTCTCACAACAACTGGAACAGATTGACCTGAAATACAGGCTTCCAATTCAGCAGCTTTGCGAGGATTATACTTGAGAGGAATCAAGTTTTCATCGAGCTCACGAACATCAAACAAAGTGAGTCCGAGTGGATATTCTCCAGGGAAACCGCCGCTGGTCCCAGCAGTGCCAGTTCCAGTGCCATAATAGGTCACTTGGGCTGGTGTTCCGTAACGCAACGCTTGCACGTTATTTACGGAGAAATCGCCGTAAGTTCCGATAATGTTAACGGGATCATTATCATTTCTAAAGCCCTGCCCAACAACCTGAACAAGGGTACCCCTGTTGATGATTTGGGAGGTGCTGGTCTGTCCCGAGAATGTATAGATGTTCAATACATCTTTCTCGCTATAATCTCTGAATGGTCTTAATAGTGGCATAATTTATCCTTTTTTTTGTTTATAATCTAACAATAAAATTTTCTTCAGCAAAAGCTTGCTTGAATTTTTCCTTTAATCCAGGTGCACTAGCACTTGAAGAATTGGGCATACTGGCTTTTTCTTGCTTGGAATTGTCCAAGGCTTCTTCAACGATAGAAGCAATTGTCTCTTCCTTGGCAACTTCTTTAACTTGTTCCGAAGCCTTGGTCTCTTCTTGCTTAGAGTCTACTTTCTCTTCTTTAACTTCTTCAATTTTGGCGGCAGAAGCCTCAACCATATCTTCAGCTTTGGCTTTCTTCAAATAAGGACGGAAAAGGGTTTCAGCTTTGGCTTTAAAGGCGGCATACATATCGTCATCGGCACAAGACTTTAAATCATCAGCAACAATTTTTGCAACGTCCTGTGGGAAATCGTATTTGGCACAAGCATCGCCCATGCGAGCATTAAATGTATCCATGTCTTCGCGGTCTTTCTTTTCTTTTGAAAGAGCTTCCATGGTAGCTTTCATGTCGGAAACATTTTTGTTTAAATCGTCATGTTGAGCTTGCAATTTTTGAAGCATGTTTTCTTTTTCAGCTTTTTCGGCTGAGAAAGATTCGCTGGCCTTTTTGATTTCAAAAGCAATGAAATCTGTAATAACAGAAGCACTGCATTGTTTCAAATTCTCGTCGGTAATATCTTGTATAGACGTAATTTTCATATTATATTCTCTTTCCTTTTTTACATTATTTTCTTGCATTTGTGAAATGATTTCTTTACTTTCGGAAATAATTTCTACTTTTTCTTCTTT